TTTGACAATGTGCAATCTATGTGTGAGGTCAAGCGACTGTTCAAGAATTTAGTCTGCACCATTGGTGGCGACAAGTTCCGAAAGAAAGACGGAACTATGGTAGGTGCCATAAGCAATCCTCCACCATACATACGTGAGGCTACACAAGAACGTATTTTAGAGTTCGAGCACAGAAAAGAACTTTTATGTAAAATACACGACTACCCTTTTGGAAAGCTACCAACAGATGTGCTAGAGAAAGTGTATGAACTAATTAAAAAGTAAGCGTATGGAAAAGAAAGTACTGACCCTATTGGTCAAGAAGGAGTGGTTTGACAAAATCGTGTCGAACGAAAAGAAGGAGGAGTATCGGATAATTAAAGACTTTTGGATGAGTCGCCTTCTCCTTATCAAGGATGAGGAATTCAAAGATTTCGATAAGTACGATAAGCTTCATATCGGTAAGACATTTGAGATGCTTATAGACATCAATACTATCAAGGAGAAACTGAATAATGGTACAATGAAGTTCGTACCATTCACTCACGTCCTCTTCATCAACGGATATGGAGACGACAAGCCACGTATCGAGAAGGAAATCGAGTGGATTGATATTGATAGACCTCTAAGGGGCTGGTGTCCCGATGATTTCTTGGGCAAGGAGTTTTTCGTTATTAGATTTAAATAATTAAATTATGTCAACATTACACATTGAATTATCCGAATACGATGCCATGCGCAATCGTAACAAGGAGTTGGAAGAGAGAGTCAAGCAGCTGGAGGAAGAACTTAAAGGATGTAAGGATGGCTCCAGAGTTATCATCCGAAAGGTGATGGAACAGAAAGAAGCTGGACGTTTTTCGTATTACGACCATCTTCAAGCAAGACCTATATACGGTAGCGAACAAACAAAAGAGATTGTCGTGTCTGAAAACTACATCAACTTTGAGGACGTTCGTGTGAAGATTGAGGATAAGATGAAGGATGCTATAGAGGCATCTATTCGTTTCCATAATGAGCGAGCTGACAACTACAGCAGGAAGGTAAATTCTCTTGAAAGCGAGTATTCTGAAAAGAAGAGCAAACTCGAACAAGAGTACGAGGAGAAGAAGGGTAAGCTAGACGAAAAGTTTGGAAATGAAATCAAGAATCTCAAAGCGGAAAGAGACAAGGTTAGAGAAGAAAACGCTGAGCTAAAAAGACGTGCTAGAGAAAAATTTAGCTCTATCAGTAATCTAGCTATCGAAGCCACTAAACGTCTAGAATCAATGTGGTTCAAACCTTCTCATGCAATATCTCTCGTCAGAGAAATCGCCAATATGGCAAATTAAAAAGCATCCCCCACTTAGCTTCACAGCCGAGTGGAGGATTTTTTATTAACTAAGAATCTAAGAAACCTAAACCATCATTTTGTCAATATATTCATCTAAATCTTTTGCGTACCAGAATTTTTCCGTAAAACCCTTGCGCTTCCTGCCTTCTGGCAATTTCCCGTCCTTCACATATTTACGGAAAGTGGAAGGTCGAATCTGTGTGTAGGAGCAAGCCTCCGCAAAGCTCATGCCCTCATCTTTGTTGCAAAGCATACGAAGGAATGAGTTCATTTGCATAATCTGATGCTTGTTGGTTAAGCATCTGCCAGACTTAATGCGATCGTGAATCTCCATAAGCGCATCGTCTAGCATCTGTAGTTCCTTGCTGATTTCCACCATGCGCCCTAACATCTTTTGTTTCTGTACCAATATATTACAAGTATCACGATAAGCGTGACGATAACCGCAATAGAGTATTTTCCAATCGAGATAAGCCTTTGCTCGTTCTTTGTAAGTTCTCGAACCACAGGGTATGGAATAGAGTCACGCTTGATGATAGAGTCGTGCTTCACCTTATATATATTGTGATAAACGTCACGATAAGATACCTTATTGAGAAATACTGTATCGCCCTTTTGCTTGACAAACACAGAATCCTTCACATAGATGCTATCATATTTCAATATAGAGTCAATCTTGCCTATATATTCCTTATGATATTCGGGAACAGTCACGTACTTAGTCTTGCATCCTGTCAGCACAAGTAAACCAAGTATTATTATAATAACGAGCCTTCTCATTTCATCAATTCCTTCTTACACTTTTCGAGCCAACGCTTTACATCGTCAAGCCCATTGGTTCCACCATTAATCTTCTCTCTCAGGGCGATCACGTCGTCTTTGTCGGCTAACTCATTGCACTTATGCTTCCACCACCACCACATGCCGCTCTTTGTAGCACCGAGCGGATTGGCTAGCAAGCTAGGGTTTTTCATAATATCACCCTTGCAAAAACCAGAGTTCTGATAAGCTTGGTAATTGTATCTACCGGTAGTCATAAGCAGACCTCTTCCCCGATACTTAGCACCATCACCCTTCTGTGTATTGCCGAGTATTTTGGCTAGTTTTCCACTATCATACTTATATAGGTATGCCGCATTGCCGATTTCCGTCAGATTCTTAAATCCGTTTGTTTCGTGCAAGCTTTGCGCAAGGAAGTGACACATTCTCTGTTTGGTGTTAATGCCGAATGTGTCTGCCCACTGATTAATATAGTGTAGTAAGTCTGCCGTTTTAACGCCATCACCAACGATAGCTAAAAGCTGTTGTCTAGTTACTTTCATATTTCTTTTCTTTAAGTATCTCTGCCACCGCCCTTGCGATGTCATCTTTATTCTCTAGCATAATTCTAAAGGTGCGGTCTTGCTTTCGTATCTCCGCTTTCTGCCAAGCCTTTTCCCTTACGCTGATAAATTCGCAGAACACGCAATATCCTGCCCATATCATCGAGAAAACAGGAAAGGGAAGGACAATGCAGGCGATAAGGTCGATGCAGACTGCCACCATGAAAGGCGAGAAGTATTTCCTTGCCTTGTCGCAAGTCTTTTTGAATCCCATTGATGTTGTAGCCTCTCCATTCTCTTTCGCCTTCTTCACACCGAAGAATAAATCCACACCCATAGAAACAATAAGAGCACCCATACAGATAGCGATTATCAACGCCGCTCTATATAGATGCTCTTGTAAAAATGTCTGAATAATCTCTGCCATAAATGTAACCATTAAAAATTATGGCTACAAAGATACTCGCAGATTTATAACGAAATGTCGGCTTTTCACTTAGGTATTCATATACCACCATATCTTGTCGTCTGGGTGGGCTGTATCTTCGTCATTAAGAAATTCCACAGCCAAACAGCTGATTCTCTTAACCAACTTCCCCTTCTGCCATTTCTCCACGGAATCGTGATGGTTTGAATAGATAAGATTCATCGTGACAGCAAAATCCCAAACATTATAGTCAGGTATATCGTCCATTACGTTCTTATACTCCTCCTTTATCTCCTCATACTCGAAGAATGGAGCGTAAGCTTTGTTGTAGTCATCCTTGAAGTAAAACATCTGAGCGATACAACCTCTAGCAGACAACTCTGTGAAGTGACTATTGCCAGTCATGTAGTAATCAAGTGTTCTCATTGCAGCCTCCTCTTGTACCTTGTCAAGACCGCACTCGTTATTTTCCAACATGCGAACAGCATTTCTTGCTTTCGCAAGCAGCTTTAAGTATTCCATAAGCGTAAAGTATGATAGTGAATATGATAAATATATGATGAGCTTCTAGCTGCTCTGGCTGAATTAACCAATGCCCATAATACAATCTGATAGCATTGATACCGAAGAAATAGATAAATGGTATTCTGAATATCCAGCAATACTTGAAGAAGTAACTCGCTGGCAGCATCGCAATAGGCATATATACGTATGCCAGGAAGTAAATCCAGATGATGCAGTTACCATTGTACTCAGTATCTAGAATAACAGCCCTTTTGTAATGCCCGTAGTCCCATACTCCATACCAGTGCCCTAGCATAAGTGGTATAGGCATCCACTTAATGCCAATCTCGTAGAGCCTAAAAATCTTGCGGCTTAACCACTGGCTTCTCATCATAGACCGTTCGTAGTCTTCTGATTCTTCGTTTCCTTTGTTCATAGACTTTGTGCTTGAGTTAAATGTATAAAATAGTTCTTAGATGGCTGCAAATATACGATTTTTATTGCACACTCCATTAAATTTTGTGTATTTTTTAAAATAATTGCCATCTTATTTGGAATATTTCTAAATAAAATGTATCTTTGTAGCCATAAACCAGCTTATATGTCAATAAAAGATGAATTAACAAAACAGCAGCACATTGATGTCTTGACGGCATACAGAGAGGTAGCTCCAAGATGTCATACCCAGAAGGAAGCTTGGGAGAAAACGGCTCGTCACCCTGCACCTAGGTACTACATCACGCCAAGGCAAGCTTGGTGTAGATTGCGCTTGATGGTAAGAGGCGACTTTTCCGAGGTTGACAACATGAAACCTATAAGAAAGAGGATGTACTATTCTCTTTTCGAGAAGCTAAAAGAAATGTCTCAAAAGAGAGAGTTTCTTGGATGCTCGCTTTACTTCATTTGTCAATTTTTGGTTTCGGAGCCTGCTCCAGAGTTTTTTATCGGCGGAGAGGCTGTAAAAAGAATATTCGTTTTTTCAAAGAAATATGATGTCGATTTTAGATATTGTAAAGTTGCGAGGAGCAAACAGAAACAACAAGATTAAGATTGTCTTGACGGCAATCTGTCTAGCTTCATACCAATACCACATTGGTTTCTATGAGGGCTGCCCGATTTTCAATCGTCTAGCTTACTCGTTCTGCCATGCCAATGTCTGGCACTTGGCGGTAAACCTGTTCGTACTATGGAGCATACAAGGCAAACTATACCTCATAGCTCCACTTGCAATAGCGGTTTATTCGTCTTTGCTACCGATGTACGTTACAGACCCAACAATGGGCTTATCTGGCTTTTTATTCGCTTGGTTCGGCATAGCTTGGGGGAAGGCATTAAAGCCTTGGAGCGGATTCATTGCGGTTCTTCCGTATCTGTGCATAACGATGCTCATAAGCAACGTAAACGGTCTTCTGCATATGTACGCATTCTTAATAGGGCTAATTCTCTCGTATATATATTTTAAATGTTGTTATCTTATAAAAACACGCAAGTGATGAATACTTTTATTCCGTAGGTTTAAGTTTTTAGTTTTTTCATATCACAAAAGAAAGGCGACCGTCCGTGAGGATAGCCGCCTTTGAATTTATATGAAAGGAAATGGAAAGAATTATCTCATCTTATCTTCTCTTCTTGTCTGAATCTCCACTATCGAGCCAGCGAAAGAATCGGTAGCCTTGAAATCGGCGATGTTATATTTAAAGGTGAAGTACTTCCATGGCTTACCATATATAGAGGATAGCTTCTGCCAGTGCTTACAATCATTGCTACCCCAAATCTCCAGCTTCACCTTTCCATTATCAGAATCAACGAGGTTCTTGATAGCTCGCAAACTCTTTAACGAGAGTGAACCGCCAAGCTTTAGTGGTCGTGTAACAAAGCTGCCCGAATAAGCATTCTCATCATCGTTGATGTCTGGCTTCCCGATAAGACTATACACGTTGCCATCCTTATCTTGTATCAGATTATCAGGATAGTTGTTGACTGCCGCCTTCACGTCTATGCCATCATTTACCATCGCAAATGTCTTATCCACCATATTATATATATAGTGATGTGTCTGCCCTGGCTTAAAGATTCTCAGAAGCGAGTCTCTGTAGTCGTAAGCAACAACGCACCCATCTAAGAACTTCGGGAAGCTCTCTCCAACAAACTGAGAGAAGTTTCTTGCTATTCTTCCTCTCATCTGCTCGCTCATACAAGCTACTGTGCCACCCGATGTGGCCATCAATCCTTTCTTTGAGGCAAAGAATATCAGCTTATCTGTAGGAATGATTGGCGAATCATCGTTACACACCTCTCTAGAGATAGGATAAGATGCACTATATAATCCTTCCGAGTTGACAGACAGTCCGTATACTCCTTCACTAGTAAATACAAGCAAAGGATATTGACCGAACTGACCTTGACTTATCGCCTCCGTGTTGGATGCAATGTCAATAATCTTTCCTGTTCCTACGGTATTATCGCCAGAAGCCTCAAAGACAAATGGGTTGTTGACTACAGATGTGAAGATTTGGGAGTCGATTTGCTCTACACCCCCAAATGCCATCGTTGGCTTGATAGACTTTTCAATGAGGTTGGGCGGTAGCCGCGTAAACGAATATGCGCCATTCAGGCGAGGGTGTTCTTGTAGAGAAATGTGGCGATACCCCAAATCTTGATTGTGTCCTTCTAGGCTTCCAGTTTCAATCACCATTTCCGTTGCGTTCGGGTCTGGGTAGTAATACCAGTCGTTATATGGAACGTTATTGGTAGTATATATACGTTCGCTTTGAACCCATGTATCCATCCCAGACGAAACGATATGGACATAGTATCTAGTCCATCGGTTTGAATAATTTGTCAAACCTACATTTGCTCTAAAACAATTAAAGCCATCGAAAGGTTTTCTTGCGATATCAAATAGGTTGATTCTCTTGTTGTAGGGGAACATTTTTTTTGATACCATGGAAGTCCAACCATAATAATCGTCAACCTTTAGTTGCTCTTGCTCAACAAGATTTTCTAGCACGCCTTCTTTAATAATTTCTTCCTTTGAACCTGTGGAGTCATCAATTCTCTTTATCTTATGCTCTTCGCCATCAAGATACACAGAGCCAATTTTTAGCTCAAATAGCTTATAGAACTGCGACTTTGAAAGAAGCTCATTTATAATCTTCTCGTCTTTCTTTTCTACGGGAACAACCTTCTGGCGAGCTTTATAGCCATTAAGATTATAACCAAATACACTTTTCGTGTATTCTCCATCACTGCTCATCCTATCAAAAAACAATTTCCCCATTGTCTCAGAAGCTTCTGCAAATTTCCATTTTTTATCCAGTTCAAATGGAGTAACGGAATCACTAGCAAAAATAGTTACACCCTTAACAATGTCGCTCCAGTCGCCATAATTAGAAATACTACATTTAAACACCATTTCGGATAAACGCATAAAGTAATAGAGCTTCCAAGCATTGCTTGTTTCTTGTCTTTTTTCTATCTTGTCGATGCCTGCTTTTTCCTCCACTCCAGAAATATTCATATTATTTCTTATAGATGGATAGCATATAATTGGATTAGATATTTTCGCATAGGTTCCATCATACAGTTTCAGTGCATATCTAATCATAAATGGGAACCCAAACAGATTCTTACTCTTTGCCCAGTTTATCGCTTGTGAGACATGACCAATAATTGCGTTTTGAAAATCGGTTTCCTTCCCGCTTTTCACGTACTGATAGAAGTATGGGGAGCTATTCATATCCTGTGAGGTGGAAGTGATTTCCCCAATGAAGTCGTTGCTTGGATAGTCGTAAACTGCATATTTGACAACCCTTTCAGCAATTTCTTGTAAATCTATTAGTGTTCGCTCTTTTCTATCATCTATACTATCTGTGCATTCTTCAAACTTTACGATAAAAATTGGCGTTGGCAAATTCACCCCCAAGTCCTTATACACACCGCCTTTGAATCTCAAATAATGCAATCCGTTTTCCGTTGCGCAAATAAGAGTAGTTCCAACACTCTTAATGTCGTAAACCTTACCAATAGTAAAGCCCTGGACCTTCGACACATCGTAAGCACCATTACTCTTTGGGTAGCAGTAAATTGTGCCACTGGCTTCATCATAGGCGATAAGATTTTCAAAATCCGCCCCCTTATGAACATACATTATCTTATAGGGGATATTTCCCACCTTGATAGGCTTCTGTATAGGCTTCATTTCTCCATCACGATAGATGAATCCATCGCTTTCTACAAGTTCGTCATCCCCACTAAGTAGATCACTAGGAACATTCGTCATTCCCTTTCCGAAACTCAAAGTCTTTCTGTCTATATTCTTTTCCATAATCAGTTGTTTTTAAATCTTAGCCTCCGAATGAACTCCGTCAGAGTGATGTACTACAGTTTTCTTCGGCTTCCATCTCGGCTTTTCCATATCATTTGCGCTTACCCAAAGACCGATGGCGGTGCTCATCAGGACATCATCGTGGTTGCCATTGCCGACAATATTGCCAAGGCTACCATCATCGTGCCGCTCGTAGATTCTGAGTTCGTGATACATTTCCTTGTCTGGCTCTTCCCAAAGCATATCATCCACATATTGCTCTAGGTTATCAATCACCCAACCCTTAGTGAGTTTATTGGTTTGAAAACCATACTTTGCCAGCACGTTGTCCGCTACGTCCTCTGGGCTTGTCGTTCTCTGATAGAGATTATCGTAATAGTCAGCAATTTCATTCAGGATGCTTCCAAAGTGGTCGCCTTCCGTGTTGTTGTTTTTTTCTCGGTCAGCGGTATTACTCTCAATGACAAGCAAGGCATCGTCATAATAGTGGGCAAGCGCAGCCGCCATCCAAGCTAGCTTGTCGTGCCTTACGTGTCCTCTCCATCTGGCTACCACTTTCTGCTTACCTTTTACGGTAGGTATCAAACCAAATCGGTCTATTACTGTCATTACAGTGTAGTCAGAGGTTGAAGACTTACCGCCAATATCCACACTAACGATATACCGGTTCTCAATCTTCATCACGTCTGGCACGCTCCAAATCTTTAAGTCTCCATCGCCATCTGTGCGCAGACTTATCTTTGATTCTCTGATAGTCTTCTCGCTCTTACCACTACCAATGATAATGTCTGCCGTAAACTTAGGGTCTTTCTTGTATGCCCTTTGTAAGTCATCAATGCTGTAGGGATTGAACACCAAATTACCAGAATTTCTAAAGGCATCCTCTTCATCAACAGGAGCCTCGGTAGCACAGAATGAGTGTGTGGTAAACTTGTTTCTAAAGTTTCTGTACCATTCGATAGCTTGGAAGCAAGCGCCTTTTTCCCACATTCTCCAAAAGAACTTACCAGTCTCACGGTAGCCTTTTGGGTTGGTGCTCTTGTCTCTGTTGGTAAGCAGCCATCTTGCAAATCTTCTCTCATCATCTACCTCTTCCATATCGTGCTCGATGAAGAAGCAAGGAATGAACAAGAAGGCATAGGCATCGTTATTCTTCTCGTCCATTGCAAGCTGACACTTCTCGTAGAAGAATCCAGAATTACCTTTGCCTGTGCTCTCGAATACTTCAAGGTTGTCCTCTTGATTTCTAATACCACCCGAAATAGACGAAATCACACCCTCTGGGTCGTGCTCTGGCGTTTTCTTCCAATATGCCACCTCCGAATAGTGAGCGCAGTGAAAGTTACTACCACGGACGGAATCAAAGTTCTCGAAGGACGCAACGGTAAGTGTAGAACGTCTGATAGCTCTGATACCATCTGTAACTTGGAAATCGTCAGGCGAGTTCTCATAAGGAGAAAATTGCAATTTTGCACCATTGCAGCCGACTGTCCACCCAGGCTGATTCTCCAAAGCCTTTCGGTACATCGCCTTGATTTTCTTAGCGGTGTTCTTCTGCTGGGCGAGTACAATGGCATTCCATCCGTCACGTCTAAAGTCCTGAAGCCACTTGATGTAAAGCTGTGTTAAGGTGGAACCGCCCCACTGACGAGCTTTCAAGATAACTACACGAATAGCCTTACCGCTCGTTCGCAAGTCCTCAAATATCTTTAAAAGTTTTCTCTGAGGATAGTTCAGCTTGAAAGGTATCATATTACCTGATACCTTGTCTTCTATCTTATCGGTAGCATAAAGGGCAAACTCTGGGTCTTCACGAAACCTTACCTTCATTATCTCGAAGGTGAGAACCATAATAAGCTGCTTAGTATAGTAGCTGTTTTCGTGGTATTCCTTTCTCCAAATGCGTTCGATAAAGCCTCTTAAGCTCTTGGTCTGTTTGAGACCAATGTAAATAGGCGTTTTCATACACTCCTTTGGGACCCACATTTTCGGAATCATAAAGTCTTCTATCTCCAACACCTCACGTTCCTCAAAGCCATAGCAGTTGTAGCCAGTCCAGGGGTCGTACTTGCCATATATCTCATCATACCGCCTTCTATTTTCGGCAACGATATTATCTATGTCTATGTCACTAACTACCGCCATTCTCCAACTCCTTTAACTCCTCAAAGTCCGTATCTTGAATCTCTGGGACGCTAGAAATTCCAACAACGTCCCTTCCCTCAATCTTGGTTACGCTCAGAGCTGCAAGCTCCTTGAAGTCTTGGTCTAGACCGTGGGTAACACTTACCTCGCTCTGCTTTGGAATCATGTGCTTACTAAGGTCTTTGTAAATCGTTACGAAAGTCTTAGGGTCGTACTCAGCTAATTGATTCATACACTCCTCGAACTTCTCTTGATTTCTTGCCAAGAAGTCACGGATATATTCCTTCTGCGCACTCTTATTTATAGGGAGTATCTGCCTAGCCTTTTCTGCTCGTTCAGCTCTGCTTTGCCTTACAGACTTCAAATCAGTTAAATCAAAACCTTCCATCTTCTTTCTTGCCTCCTTTCTAGAATGGTCTGAGCGGCTTATGAATAGAACCTGCCTTTACCGAATTGGCTGCATCCAAAATATCCAACTCTGCATCTTGCAGCTGTGTCGCCTTATCTTGCGTTACTGGGTCTTTACTGGTAAGAGTTAGCATAAGGTATTCTAGAAGCGCACCCGTTGATATGTAGGTATGGATGGCTTGCACCAAGGAGTCGTATCTTGTATCATCCCAATAATCTGGCATCTTTAACAAAATCTCTTTCTCGTCCCATTCTTTTAGGGCGTTATCTCTTACCTTGCCCTCTGGCTTCATTACGTATGCGGTTAGCATCCCCTCTACTTTTTTGATGTACTTATCGAACCACCGATAGAACATAGGTCGTTCTTGGTCGTTCTCGCTTGTCGGAACATCTTCACCTTGCACGTCTTTCACATTCATTCTCGAACGACCAATAAGCCTAGTCGTTGTGTCAATGTCGTACCATAACTGATTGGCATATATAAAGATATGCTTGTCAGTGTAGGAGCGGATAGACCTACGTGGTTTAGGAAGGAACGGATTTGGCTCTTCCTTCCATCCTCGTTCTCTTAATATGTGCGCTGGATGCAGTGGGTTAAACTCCATATTACACCTCCTCTTCTGTTACTAGTACTTCTACTTCCACTTCTACCTTGTCGCTGTGTCTAGACCAAAGTTTGATAGCAGCAATTCCTGGCAGTATAGGGCGAAGCGTGAATGCGTGCGGTTCTTGGCATCTATGAATCTCCAAAATACTAGGCTCGCTGCTTCTAGCCTCTATATCGTCAATAACTCCATCATCAATAGAATAAGACAGCGTTTCATCCTCACCGACTTCCAAGATAAGAGAGCCGTCTAATTCAGAGCCATCCACCTTTGCCACTAGCGTTTTGGTATATGGGACTGTCGGAACGATAGGGCTAGACAAGATAAAACACTTCTTGATATTCTCGACATCCTCTTGAAGCGTTGTGATATATGGTTCTGATTGCTTCTGATTGGTTGTCTTTAGCCACCATTCCTTGATAATGAAATCTTCGACGTACTTTGCGCTGAGTCTTGCGAGTGCATCCGTCAGCGTTCCGTTGTATCGTCTAGAGACTTCCAAGACAAACTCAACAATATCATCTGTCTTATCGCTATAATAGATGGCGTTATCTCCAATGGTCTGCGCCGTTGCATGTAGATACCTTACGAAGATGACTTTAAGAAGTTCTAGGGCAGTTCGAAAATCGTGCTCGAAAACTCTCTTCGACAAATCTTCTTCACCTGCCGTCTCGTCCGCTACCAGTGAGTTGTCAACACCTTGCGTATGTCTATCCATCCTGCCCTTTAGGTAGGTTGTTTCCTGAACGGCTTCAAGAACGATGGACTTTACTATCTGTATTTTTATAATCATACCAAATTCATTTTAGTTAGTACCCGTGAACTCATCGCCGCTATCATTGCACATCTTTCCGCTCACGGAAGAATATTCAGCTGTAGATTCAAGAGGCGTTGAGATAGAGAAAGATTTTTTGATTTTCTCCTCTAAGTCCTTCATCATGCCCAAGTATGGCTCGGCTTGCTTCTGCATACCAGTGACAAGCCACCACTGATAGGACATATAATCTTCCACGTACTCTTGGGAGTAGTTGGCAATAGCATTCGTCAGTGCGCCGTTGAATCGTCTTGAAATCACAATGGATATTGCAGCATCGCCATTAGTACCGTATGATGCGCTGATGGACGTATTGCCAACGGACTTATGGGTTGGCGTAAAGAAGTCGTTATATATAGACTTCAATCTTTCCACTCCTCTAACAAAGTCCTTCGAAAGTTTTCTTTCGTGAGCGCTTTCGTCTCCAGCTGTCTCGTTATACCGAAGTTTTGTTGCGCCTTGGTTTGAGGCATCATCAATGCTACCCTTGATGTACGTCTCCGTCTTTACAGCCTCAACTGCTAGGCTCTTACTTATTGTAAATTCTATCTTCATATTGCTATGGGTTTATTCTGTTTCATTATATCCATCATTTTTCTCTGCGTCAGAAACAGCAGCGGAAGCCGATATGCCGAATCCTCCGCTGTTTACAGAAGGAGAATCCTTGCAGAACACTAGTTTTATGGCAGAGTCTAGATGTTGCTGCATTGTCGCTTCTGCACTCTTACTTTGCTCTATCTGCCCGCTCGCCTCAAATGCTTTTTTGAGAGCGAAGTTTTTAACAAAACCCTCTGCATTGTTTTGAAATAAGATAAGCTTGGTCTCGTTAACCCTACTGGCATCTAGCACAAGTGAAATATATTCACCGTCTTCGCTTCCCGATACAAGTGGAGCGACTTCCCCAAAGAAAAGATGAGTACCTTCGCTAACGAAAGAGTCCAATAGCCCTTCCTCTGCGCTTGAGAGCGTAACGCTTGCAAACAAAGTGTTTCCTTGCCTATCTCCGCTTCGCTTTCCAACGAGTGATAATATTCTCTTTACATCGCCCTTGATGGAATTAATATCTATTGCTGTTGAAATCTCTTCCATATTCATTAACTATTTAGATAACCTTGCGCTTGCTGCACACTCTGCTGATCTGCGCCTTGCACCATTCCGTTCTCATCAACCGCACCGCCACCTTGCTGTTGTGCCATCATCTGCTGTTGTTGATACATCTGTTCGAGCTGCGCTTGCTGCTCCTGAACGCTAGCGAGAAGCTTATCTGCAAATGGAGCGTTAAGGTTCTGTAAGTACTGCACGATATTAATAGCACCACTTTGTAGCAAGAAATCGAGCTTGTCATTTATCTGCGTCTGATAAGCCACGCTTGCAGCTGCATTCTTGATACTTATCTTGAAATGTACGTCTCTAGCAGAAAGCCTATCGTAAGAATAGGTGTTAAGTCCATCCTTATTGAAAATCTTTCTGCCATTCTCGTAGAACTGCTGGATAACCATGCACTTCTTGGTAGCAAGTTTCTCTGTGAATGTCTCCATGTCGCTGAGAATGGTAAACAGAGAGGTCGTTGCATTCTGGCTTTCTTGCGCATATCTTGCAGCGGAAGTTCCTGCCGAAGGTGTTTTTCCTTGGAGTGCTCCGCTCACATTCGACACATCACGAATAAGATTCAGCTCGATTTGAAGAAGCTCATTTGTTCCGATGTTTACCGCATTTGATGTGATAATATCTGGCTTCACTTGTGGCATTGTAGGTTTTGGTGTATAGAATACCATTCCGTCATATTCCACCGCTTCCTCCACGAAGTCAGCAGGAGACTTACCTCCTAAGACTGTGGTAGGAATCATCCATACACCCTTTGAGCTACTTCTTATCGCCATATCGTTCATTACGATAAGTCTGTTGATATATCTCTGTTGGTCGATGATATTGCTAAGGAACGGATGCACCTCTCCATTGATATAAGGATAAAGCTTCATTGTAAACGGATGGGACTTGAAATCAAAAGGCGTTTCTCCTTTGCAAAGGATCGTTCCATCTGGAGCCATATAGGTATAGTACCAATACTTATCCGCTACGTCCTCTGAGACGATGTAAGCCCTTTCGTCCTCTGGAGTGCCAGCATCATCGTACTGCTTCTTTCTCTTTTCGTTGAGGTCAATTAAGCTATTAATCATAGCAGTATCTTCTCTGTCAACCCTAAAGTAAGAATCATTCTGATTGGTCGCTATCGGGTCGAAGCATTGTAGTCTCGGCTTCGTTTCCGTAGTCCACACCTCAATAACCCTATGATAATGTTTTCCCTTATTAGAGTAGTCGAAGCTAAGATTTGATAGCCTCTTCTCGTCATTGAACTCGTAGCCGCCACTCTCGTCTGAATCGTGGTGAATATCAAATATCTCGTCCAAATCATCAATAGTAAGATTGTACTGAGGACGAGCGAATTTCTGATACAAGTCTTCCGTACTAACATCGTGAAGGCACCCAATCAGAGAAATATCTTCGTGCCTTGGGTCGCTACCGCATTCGAAAAACATCTTGTCTGGCTCTACATATTCAGTCCAAGCATCTGGCATTTCCAGCATTCTGTCTTCCCAAGATTCTCTTACATACATCTGACCGCCTATAACATAGTCTTTGATAGCATGATTCAGAACGTCTTGCATATAAGTCGTCTGCCAGTTGCACTGCATCGTAGCCGACATCATATCACTAAGCTGCCTAGAGTCGTTATCTCTTGCGAAGCATACGGGTTCCGTTCCCTGCTTGGCATAAAGACCAGCAATGGACTCCAAGATACTAACCATCACGTTATTGCTCATTGGTGTGGTGTTTCTCCTCTGCATATACTCTCTTTCGGTCATATGCTCTACATATCCGTGACTATATACAGGAATTACATCACTCCATTGGTCTCCCATACAGTAACGCATCGTTCTTGCTCTTGTCTCTCTTACTCCACTGAGGTTGTTCCAAGCATTAAGACACCTAGCCAGCAACTCGGTATCCTTTCCGTGTGCTTGCCTAGACCGTCTAGCCTTCACAGAATCGTATCTGTTCTGCTTTGGCATAACCTTGCTGAGCGTAAGTAATTTTGCCATTTTTGTTTACATTATTATATTTATGAGCGCAAAAATACACAAAACGCCGCCTTTCTTTGTAGTACTTTCACCGCACACGATTACTAGGTGAAATTACGACAAATCATCATCCTTTTCTTTGCATCTTTGCCGAAACTTTTAATCAATCTCGAATATGACAAAAGAAGAACAAGAACAGATGAATGGCGCAGAGCAAACAACTCCGCCTACAGAGCAAGTTCCTCCTGCTGACGAGCGCCCAAACCGTACCGCTTTTTCCAAGCGATTCTCGAAACGGCACTCCGACATTGACTTCGAGGACAAAGAGGCACGCTATGGTGCAATGAATGATGATGCAGATGCTTTATCACGCTACGAGGAAGATGGAAAGGCTCTTTCTGGAATACTTGATAAGCACAAGTGGTTTGCCGCTGCACTGATGGAAATGGAGAAAGACCCAGACCTTAATCCTGTCGAAGTAATGGCGAAGTTCGGTGTTGATATTCAAGCTGCCCTTCAAGACCCAGAAGAGGCAAAGAAGGTGGCAGAGCTTATCTCCAAACATCAAGAGGACATCGCTAGTCAAGAGAAGCACGAGCAGGAAGTAATGGAGAATATGCGTAAGTCACGTAATTCGCTTGATAAACTCTATCCAGACGAGGCGCGTGATATGTGGGAGCAACTCTTTGACATCATGGGCGATGCTGAAAACGGCGTAGTCTCCGAAGACACTTGGAAGTTGCTTCATCAAGCCAACGGCTACGACTCCGACATTGCATCCGCAAGGGAAGAGGCTGCTATGCAAGCACGCAACGAGAAGATTCAAAACAAGGTTCGGTCTTCTAAAACAGAAAACCTTCCGCCTACACTGAATAGCTCTGGCGGTGGAAATGCTCCAACAAAGCGAGAGCAACAGCCAAAGTCTGGTTTCTTTGAAGGTCTTACATATTAATCCAACTAATATATACAAAATGAAGAAAGTAATTAATTATTTTTCAAATTATCAGTTCGTCTTTAAGGCGATTTTGATGTTACTTGCCATCGTTACAGGTGGTGGCGTTTTGGCTATTGCAGATGGCGAGGAGCCTACTACGCAGATTGGTGATGAGGGCAATGCGCCTTCTTCTAAGGAAGAGGCTGCAACCGAGCCTGTTAACCCAGAGACTTCTGACCGTCTTGCGCCAGGAGGCAAAACGGAAGGTCAAGATTTAACTGGCACGCAGGGTTCGGCTACTCAGGTTCGCAAGGGTGGTCTTGCAGAAGAGGATTGGGAATCAGAGGTAGAGAAGTATCGTCCGTTTAAGACTCCTCTCTTGCAGATTATCCGCAAGATTACCAAGACCGTTCCTTGTAATGGCTACGAGAAGAAGCACGCCCGTGTTGGTGGCGAAACTCTTGATGGTATGGTTACCGCTAATATCGCAAAGGTTGAGGCTGGTGGTACGATTAAGCTCACCAAGTCTAACTTCTCTGGTTCTATGCTCCCTCTTTACAAGGGAAGCACCGTTATCGTTCCTACCGTTGCTGGCTATGCACCCGGTTCAAAGACCAAGGTTAAGGGTCGTCTGAATCTCCTTGTTGTTGAGAAAACAAAGGATGAGGTTACTTTGCAAGCTCTGAATGGTCCTGCTGAGACCGAAGGTGTTGTGGGTGAAACGCTCGATACTATGGGGTGTCCTGCTATCCCTGCCAACACCCGAATCCTTTGCGGTTCTACCATCTTGTCCGAGAGCCAGATGAATGTTCCGCCAGAGAACTACCAGCCACGTTCAGAGGAGGTTTACTTACAGAAGCGAGCTTTCTCCATCATCTTCACCGAGGAGTTTGAGAAGATCAAGAAGAAGGCTCCTCATACTGTTGCTGATATGAAGGAGGATGCTTTAACCAAGTTCTTGCTTCGTCAGGAACGCAGCTATCTCTACGGGACCAAGTTAAAGTTCTTGATGGAAACCAAGGATGGCGCACAGGAGTACGCTTACTCTGCCGAGGGCATCATCAATCAGCTTACCAACTCTTACGGAATTGGTGACACATACACCTTCTCTGACCTCATCGCTATTGCAAAGTTGATGTTCACAGACTTTGCCGAGTCTGATGAGATGTATCTCTTCTGTGGTAAGAACGCAATCGAGCGTTTGATGAAGATTGAACTTCCTAAGGGTCGTGATGTTATGTTCACAACCGTCAAGCAGTTTGACATCACCTTCAACCAGTTTAAGTGCAGTTACGGCACACTTAACTTCGTTTGGGATAGCACCCTTGACTTCATGGACTTGGAGGATTGCATGATTGGTGCTGACTTCAAGGGCGCACGCCATTACGTCAAGGAGAAGGCTAAGGAGAAGACCAACGACCTCTCCAAGGATGCCTACGACCCACGATTGGCTAAGCGTTACATGCACTGGGAGGCTGATTGCGTAGCACTCCGTGGTTACAACAGCATCTTGGTTGGTCCTGAGGATAAGATTTCAACGATGGGTACCAGTGGTATTGTCAACAATATCATTTCCCTCAGTAAGTTGCCAGAAACACCTCGTGAAGGCATGATTGTTTCGTTGACCGCTGACTACACAGATGTTGCTAACGACAGCAAGAAGTATGAGAAGGAAACTCTCTACATCTACAAGGGTGGAAAGTGGGAGATTTTTAGCGGTCAGCTAGTTGCTGCCTAATTCGCAAGACATATAGTAGGGAGAGTTGGGGCTAAGCTTTGGCTCTCCCTTATAATTTAAAACAAAGAACACATAAGAATTATGATTAAAGTATATAGATATAACGCAGAGAGAAACGTGGTTAGCCACATCCTTCAAGATAAGAACGGCGTAACTGTTCGATATAATTTCGAGCGTGGCAACGTGGTGACAAAGCGCAAGCCCGAGATTGTACTCAAAAGCAAGTATGCACAGGATTTGTTGGAACAAAGCGAACTCTTCAAGAGTAAAACCGTGACACTTATTCGCTCAGAGAAAACTCCAGAGGATGATTTGCCTGTCCCAGAGGAGAAAGCGCCAGAGTCAGACGAGGAGAACAATCCAAAGTCTATCGGCGATGTAACCAACGATACCGAGCTTCTCGCTTTCGTCAATAAGGCTGATGGACGTAACGAAAGAACAGCCTTCCGTACTCCTATCAACGCTCTCAAATGGGCAAACGAGAACGGCTATACGTTCCCAAACTACAATCCTGAGTAACATATATAATAATGTGTAATGACCGTAGATGAAATCATAAAGCAAGTTCGTTTTTGTATTGACGAAGAGTCCAATAACACTTCATCTTTAGCCGATGTAATTGACGAAAAAGATGACTCGTATATGGACAACATTATCAAGGCAAAAATACCCGATGCTCTTCATTGGATAGCCGTAACTGCCACATCGTCCGCTGTTCTTTCTAATTCAAAAGATGCTTCTTTGCAAAAGACTGACAGCCCAACTTCTTCTGCACCTACAGATATGAAAGTAAAAGTGCCCGAAGGAAGCGACACTATATCTACAGATATGGAAGTAAAAGCGTTCGAAGGAAGCGACACTATCGGTATTGTTGAAATGCCAAATAACATTTCCGTCTTCAATATCAATCGTGTCCGTGCTACTGGGTGGCACAAAGCTGTCGTTCCTGTGGAAGATACGAGTGATGATGCGCTCTTGATGTTTGACGAGACGGCAATGGGAACGATTGACAGACCACAAGCGGCAATTATGCGAACTACACCTTTAAAGTTGTTAGTTCAACCGAAAGCGGCAACTATCACGGTTTCTTACGTTGGAGTCCCGACTGTTATATCAAAAGACAATGACGAACAAGAAAGCGTTGACATATCCGACAACTTCAAGAGTTCTTTCATCTACTATCTAGCATTTCTATTGTTGTCAGCCTATGACGATTCTAAAGCTAATCAGATGTATAATATCGCTCTGCAAATGCTGGGTGTTAACCAATCTAAATAAGATGGAAAAGGTTACTTCTATATATAGCCAAGAGGAGCAAGCATGGGTATCTCCAGAGCTTTCTATTCACAGAGATATTTATCTTGTCATTCAGCTTTCGATGGCAGGCAAACTTGTAATAAGGCAGAATTGCGGGGACGGAAAATGGGTACGGGTTCCTATCGCACGGCACAAAGACACAGATAATTTCTGTTTGCGTATGCGTGTTTCTTCCCCAAATCTGAAAATCAAAATTTTTACCTCAACTCAACCAAAGGAAATTAAATATGGGTACATTTAGACAAGATACTAGGCTAGGGAAAATGGTTCCTTTGATGAAGACGGACGATTACAACGACAAATCCGTTACCACCGAGAAGCTAGCCGACAAAGCTGTCACAGACAAAAAGGTTGCAGATAATGCTATCGCTACATCTAATATAAAAGACCTTTCTGTAACTAGCCAAAAGATAGCCAACAGCTCTATCACTACAGAGAAACTTGCTGATAATGCTGTCAAATCCGAGAAGATAGCCCAAGGTGCTGTCGACTCAGAGCAGATACAATATGATGCTATCAAAAACGAGCATATTGACGATGGGGCAATTACTACAGACAAGCTATTTGATGATTGCGTCCAAACAGATAAGCTGGAAGACCATGCCGTCACAATGGAAAAGCTGGCTGATGGCTCGGTAGTCAACAAGAAACTTGCTCCTGATGCAGTCTCAGCAACCAAGATAGCAGACCAAGCGGTCTTGGTATCTAAGATTGCCAATGAAGTGTGGGAGAAGTTGAAGCAGGAGTATCTGAGGCTTGATGGAACAAATTCTATGAAGGGGCATTTGTTTCTTAACGGAAATACTATAAGCGGCGTAAGAGAGATTTTTCAAAATGACATTCAGCTTGGTGCAGTCATATCTCTTAGTAATTCTGACGAAATTATATTAAAGACAATAGAAGTTGATGGCAGCGAAGAACCTTATCACAGAATACTTGCCGATTTTCAAAATGGAGAGGTCTCTTTTCCAGATGGTAAAGTATCATCCAAAGGCTACAAGACCACAGACCGCTCCAACATAGGCTTGCTTGTCAACGATGGTTCTGTTGGTCTTGCTATGACTGACTCTGACATCGACGGTTTATTTCAACAAGTATTTCAAACTGTAATAGGATAAAATAAATATGGCAAATTATTTAGATAAGTCTGGACTCCTTCGAGTGTTGCGAGGAGTGAAGAATCAGATAGAGAGAAAGGTTGGCGAGTTGGAAACAACAAAGGGAAGACCTAATGGTATTGCCTCATTGGATAGCAAGGGCTTTGTTCCTCTTGCTCAACTTGGCAATCTCGACATGAACTTCTTTGAGGCAGTGCAAGAACTTCCTACAAAGGACATCAAGAAGCACATCTACCTTATCAAGAACACTAAGGAAGGTGAGCAAGATACCTATGATGAGTTTATCTACACAGGTGATGTTGATGGTGAGTATGATGCTAGCAAGTGGGAGAAGTTGGGTGACTTTGTGCCTACATTTGACTTGAAGGAGTACGCAAAGAAAAAAGATGCAGTTAATAGTATATCAATTAGAGATATTGTAAACTCTACTGATGCGCCAGACGATTCTGAGTTAGGTTTGTACTACATCAATGGTGATGGCGAGGAGAAACATGTTACAATACCAGTTGTAACTGTTGGCGGTGTTTCTCAACACCCAAGTGGGGCGGTTAGACCTTATACAGGTCATAATGGTCTTATGACATCTGCTGACAAAGCTAAGCTAGACCAAATAGACACAACAGCCCTCTCTCAATCAATCACTGCTGCCAACACCGCAGCTGACAACACCAACGAGGCAATCAGAAAGTGCGAGGTAGCCACTACTGGGGCAGAAAAGATGGATGCTACACTCACGGAAGGAAATATCTTTGAGGTAACAGATAGAACTGGAGCAAAAAAAACATTAGACCTCAATATTACTGCTGAGGGAAGTGTAGATAATGTTGTAGGGACTCCTTCTGTAGAGATAACTCAATCTGTAGAAAACAACAAACAAAAACTTTATTTCAACTTTAAGAATATAAAAGGAGAAAAGGGAGATATTGGTGATAAGGGAGACGCTTTTACCTATGACGACTTTACCCCAGAGCAGCTAAAAATTTTGCAGGACAAAGTAGTAGAAAGCTCCAAGGAAGTAGCTATGGTAGAGGTTAATAAATATACCGACTTAGTTAAGTTACCTAACATAGAAGTTCCCGTAAGTGGTGATACTGTTACACTTGAACCAAATAAGGTTTATAATATAGCTATTGGAGAATCTCTCACTCTTGCATTAACACCTCCAACAGATACTACAATAACCAACGAGTATCAAGGTTGCTTTGACACAGGAGCTACTGCCCCAACGGTTACTTTCCCTGCTGATGTTATATGGGCAGAGACACCATCGGTGGTGGCTAACACGCATTACGAGTTCAACATCAGATATACAGGTGGCAAGTACTATGGACTTGTGCAAGAGTGGAATATTAACACATAGGAGGAAAGTGTATGAGGACAAATAGGAGAAGATTGATGACAGTTCACGTCTTGCCATCAAGCTATGAGAGGTTAGAGTATATAGAGAATACTTCTACCGCTTATATAGATTGTGGATTACCACCAAAATATACTTATGATTATGAAATCAAGGCGTATGTTTTAAGTGGTAATATAGTTTTAGGTTATATGGTTGATGGTAAAGATCATGTTAGTTATCGGTTTTTCTATGTAAATAATAATTTTTACTTTGATGTTGGAAGGTATAGGCTTATAATGGAAGATATAATGGTATTACCTAATATCACAACTTATCATGTTAAGTTTGGTAACTATTATATAAACAGCATATATCCATCAAAAAATCCTAAGGTTGGTCCTACTTTTAATGAGACTATGAATGGAGCATACATAAAGAACCTATTCTTGTTTGGTGATAGTACTAGTAGATCAAAAACAGGCAAGATTTATTTTTTAAAGATTAAGGATAGGGGTAAATTTATTAGATATTTTATCCCAGCCAAGCGCAAGTTAGATGGAGAGATTGGTATGTATGACCTTGTAGGAAGAAAGTTCTATACTTCTCCAAATGGAGTAGCTTTTACTGGAGGTTAAAATATAAAACAAAATAGATTATGAATAAAAGATGGGTTAAGAATGGTGTCTTTGCATCCGACACCATAAAATTAAATGGATGCGTAGTGTGTAACCCAACAGAGGATATGCTGCGACAGGCAGGCTACAAGGAATATCAAGAGCCTGTACCTACGGAGTCAGAGAAGCTTGAACAGGCAAAGGTCGAGAAGATAGCGGAGATAACAGCCTACGACACATCGGACAAGGTGAACGGCTTTGTGTTGAACGGACTGCTTGTGTGGCTCGACAAGGCGACACGTGTAGGCTTGATGAACTCCACCACTATCGCCAAGGCGGCAGGGCAGCAAACGACAACTCTGTGGCTTAAAGGCATCAAACTGGTGGTGGATTGCGATAAGGCTATCCAGCTACTTTCTGCCTTGGAAATGTATGCCTTGGAATGCTTCAACGTCACCGCCGCACACAAGGCTGCCGTGGCTGAGTTGAAGACCATCAAGGAGGTAGAGGCATTCGATGTGACTGCCGACTATCCAAAGCAACTTGAAATGAAGTTGTAGAACGATTAAAAAAAGTAAAAGATTATGTGGTTGTTATCATTGATTTCCTTTCTCCTTCTTGGGGGATTTCTCTTGCTATCAGCAATGAGATTTGGGGTGCCCGATATGGTGTCAGATACCTACTATCAGCTTCAAGGCACAACAGGTAGTGAGGTGCTTGGTGGAAAGACCAAGCGTAACTTCGGTTGGGTGTTCTCCGTGGTGATGTGCTTGGTGGCAGGCTTGATGATGGTGGCTATCTTGGACTTGGATAAGGGCGTGCAATGCTTAGCCTTCATCGGGTGTGGAGGATTGGCTTTCGTTGGCTGCGCTCCTAACTACCTAGGCGACGAGTCCAAGGTACATAAGATAGCGGCTTTAGTGGCTGCTGCTGGGTGCGTTGGATGGTGCTTGTCAGTCTGTTGGTCGCTAACGCTGATAGTTGCTTGCCTTTACGCTTTTGCAATGATTAAGGTGTATGCTCGCAATAAATTCATAAACTTCAAGGCAGCGAAGTGTCATCCTTGGTATTGGCTGGAGGTATCGGCATTCCTTGATGTGTTCGTTACTTATTGGCTTGCTTATAATATATAATATAAATAAGGTGGGAATTATTTTAACTCCCACCTTATTTCATCCAAACTCTATGCCTAGAATAATCTTAGCCCAATTCTGCCACACCAAATCGTCACAAGCGGTTCTTTCTTCTCCTTTCATAGGCGTTACATTTTACTCTTGACAAGCGAAAGAAGCTGGCTAATGTTATCATCAACACTGTTCATTCTCTTCTCTAGCTGTTCAAATCTTTGCTCAGTCTCTCGCTTCTCCTTGAAAGCGGGATTGAGCTTGGCAAGAAGTTCATCTGACACCTCAACGATTTCCTTCTGATGCTCTACAGATGAAAGAATGTGCTCTGCCTCACTCTTCATCTTCTCCACCTCAACAATCAAACCTTGTGGATCTGTTGAGATAACAAGATTGTTGGCATAGACCAAGCAAGCATCCTCTGGCATCGTATAGGTAGCAGTAGTTCCGTTATGTTCAACTGTAATATCCACTACCATCTGTCTTTGACCTTGCATTGTGTCAACTCTTGGAAAAGCTGCACTTTGCACCTTCCCTTGTTTAACTGTAAGCTTATCCTTATCCAAGATATGAATAGGATAGCCCTGCTTTAATTCCTTGAATGTCATAACAAAATAGTTCTTAGAAGTTCAACATTAAAGAAAGGGAGCACACACCTTTCTGCGCACTCCCAATCCGTTTTAAGTGGTAGCAGTGGTTGCCTTTGTACCAAGTGCCGCAATCAAAGTTGCGTTCTGTCTCTGCTGGCTGAGTTCCAAACGAGCGTCTTGATAGCGTTCTCTCAAATCCTGCGTCCAATGATTGTTGAGAGTGTCGGTTATAAGACGTGTGTTGTCCTGACCTGCTCGGATGATGTCGCACTTATCTTGTGCCAACTGATAGCCGAGGGAAGAGAAACCACGCTCGATGCTGCGGTTCACGAAGTCCAAGCTACGCTCGAAGGTGTTGGTCTGCTGTTGCATACCGTTCAAAATGTCCTTCTGTCCCAACTGGTTTTCGTAACCCATCTTAATGATGTTCTGCTGGGTCTGGCAGCAGCAATCCTTCAACTGCTGAACAATGTTCAAATCACCCAAGTTCGCTGCGTTGATGACACGCTCTGCAGAGTAACCAATCTGACCTGCAACCTGCTCAATAGCGCTTCTTACTGCGCAAACACCACTCTGCAACTGATTAAAGTCGCAATTCAAGTTAGCCGCCAATGTCTTCATGTCTTGATTGTTGCCTTGGATAGCGGACATCAACAAGTCGGAATTGTGGTTGTCAGCCATCTGGCTTCTTAACGATGCAATCTGGTTCTGAATCTCAGCATCCTGCACTAGATTACCACGACCATTGCCCCAGCCGCCGAAGCCGCCGTTACCGAACATCCACATAAATACGAGGTACATCCAAGGAGAATTGTTCCATTGGTTACCATTCATAAGAGCCATCATGTCGGCTGCGTTACAGCCGCTGTTGCCCTTGTTTGCCATAGCTGCGATAGCCAAGGCATCGTGATTATTGTACGCACTTGGGTGGTCGTAACAATAAACCTTCTCTGTAATCTTATCTTCCATCATAGTTAAAAATAGATTAATCGTTTCGCTCAATATTGAACTTGGTGCAAAGTTACGAGGAAAAGAAGAGGTGTCCTAACTATGCTAAAAAGATATTTTTGAGGACATAAGTTATTGATAGATAGTGCTTTATAGATAGCGTTTTACTGCTACACTATTTATCCTTTGTCTAAACTGTGATGAAAAGCAAGGAAAGAAGGTGAGGTTAGAGATATTTTTAGTATCTTTGCGGTGTAACAACAATATAAACTATATGAATATGAAGGCAGAAGAATGGGCTATATTAATAATTGTTATCCTTTCTTTCATTATAAGTTGTGGTGGTTACTCTAGCGGCTCAGAAGAAGATGATTATCAGGAAATAAACAGAAGCATAAACGGAATTGCACTTTAATATGATAGTTAATATTTTTCGATTCGATAGCAATAGCCATTACTTTTTGAAAAAGATGGCTATTTGTGTTATTAGAATAATTATTCTAATAATGTCATCACTATTCCTTATGTTTTTATTAATTTCTTCCACATTGTTTTTTTGGTATATTCTAAATAGAACATTTGACATTCATGTATGTAATGGTGCTTTTTGCTATATATTGCCGAATGACTATTTATTTTATTCTAGTATCTTTCTTTTTGTTTCCGCAATAGCATCTTCCTTACTACTTCTTTATACTAAATACAAATCCATAGAAAAAACTTACAAAGAGGCATACATTCCGTATAGAGAATTTACGAAGGAACAAAAAAACTTAATACCAAAGATTAAAGAATCTCTAGCGAAATGTGCATTTTTAAGAATGCGAACAAGCGGAATGTCCGTAAATGAAATAATAAAATCTTTAAAAGTAAAGTTTGCTAAAAATGACGAGTATAAACAATTTACAGAACAATTAATCAGCCAGGTTTTATTTTTTCAATATGACTTTTTGGGGAGAAGACTTACGGTACTAGAATGGTACGATTATCTTTCAGAGTTAAGAATGATAGAACTTAGTACAACAATAGAAGAATACTTAACTGACAAAGGCGCAGACGAGCTTATGGATACACTTTGGCAAATCAAGAAATTCTTTATTGAACAAGTAAAGCATGGTGTGTATGATGAAGACATCATTATAGATACTATTTCACACAAATTCTGGTCTAAGCTTTCCATTCTCGAGTATAGAGACAGAATTGATTTTGAAAATCTTATACCAAAGCTGAAATTTACCGAAAACGAAGATAGCTATTCCCTTCACGAATGGTTGAATTATTATAAAAACAGAAAACCAAAATACATAGAGGGGAACCTATTTTAAAGAAAGAGGTGAGCAATAGCCCACCTCTCTTCTTTTAGTTCAACTTATCAAGTTCCTCGACTGCATTCTGCATTATCAAGTCAATGTTTTGATTTGCAAACTTGATGCTTTCCTCATCATCCGACTTCTTAAGCAAGTCTCTCCATCGCTTCATCTGTCTCTTTGCAGACTCAATGACGTTAACCTTCTCAGACTTATCAGAGTTTTGGAAGTTGTAGTAGTCAGCCGAATTTCTCAGCTTCTCCCCTGGAGTAGCATTCTTTGATTTCAAACGCTTCACGTTCTCCATCGTAGTCTCCATTTCGTCTAGGTAGTTGTACCACTTGCTCTTTGTGCGCTGCATACTGCTTTGTTCACTAGGAGTATAGAAGAAGGAGCGGACAAAAGGAATATCCTTTGTTTCAACGCTATTGCCTTTTATCTTGTTAGAAACCAAACCGAGACTTCTCTCCGCAAACGTTGTCGCACCACCACCAAATCCACCGAAGAAGTGATTGATGGCACTAGGGTTGGTGATAGCATCAAGAAATTTATTGCCAAGCATATATTCGTTGCCCTTTGCAACATCGTTGCTCTGTGCGTTGACGAACTTATTAATACTCTTTAGTGACTCTGGCGTTCCTTTGTATGCACGTTGCCAAGCAGGAATGTTGTCATAAAAATCTCCACGTCTTTCGATAGGAGAACCCTTCCAGTCGCTATTGAATCCCCACTCAACAAGGGGAGATAAAGCAGAAGGAGAAGCTGCCTTGATAAATTCTGTTCCAGGATCCTTGCCAACTGACGAGTTGCCGAGATAGTCCATTACAGGCACTAGCTGTGACAAACAACCAACGGCATCCGCTACTGGCTCCTTTTGCCCCTTAACGTTCGGAGCAAAGGTATATCCTGCCGCCAAGTCTCCAATACCGTAGAACGCTCTAAGCTCTATGGCGAGAGGAATAGTAACAAACTCTCCTTTGCCCTTGTAGATACAGAGGTTGTTTCTTCGGATATAATCAGGAAGCTCGCCATAAGGGTCTTTTACTCCCTTTCTGTCTTTCTCATCCTCTGAGGCGATAAGACAGTTATTCAAGAGAGCCGCCAATGCGCCAAGCGCAAACGGAGCAGAAGCCATAATGCCTATGGTTTTCTTAGGGTTCGTCTTGATATTTTTCAGCAAGAGGTTTGTGCTCTGAATGCCAGCATTGAAGAACATAGAACAGTGACGAAGATAGCTCGATGTAAACCCAATCGTTTTCTTCTCAATGTTCTTTGCTGTTCCAAGTTCGCCGTTCTTAAAGCTATTAATGGCATCACCCGAACCATGACGATTGAAGTTTACCGATACTTCCTTTGCGTCGTATGCGCTGCGAACAGCAGTGCGACCATAGTCACGACTAGCACAGAACACGGCAAATCTCGCTTGGTTCTCTGCAACCTCGTTAAGGCGTTCCAGATTACCAAAGAAGAAATCATGCAACATCTTGCCATTCTTGCGAACATCGCTTCTCTCAGTAGCAACATCTTGCTTGTACTCCTTCTCCCAATCCTTCATGCTCTTAATCTGAACCCATCCAGTTTCGCCGCCATTCTCCATGAACTCCTTGAAATATCTCTCAATCTTGTTTGATGTATCAAGCGTTCCGTTACGATACTTCGCAAATAGACCGACACCAGCAGAACCGCTAAAATCCTTCACGCTCATAGCCTTCGCACCACCAACAGGAATAAGACCAGCGTAATACTTTTCGAAGAGTCTTCTGTATCTCGTATCTTCCTTTGCAGATATGTTGGCTAACGCAAACTCGGCATCACGAACGATGTTTCTTACAACAAACTCTGGGCTGTACGATGTGCAAGTTTGTGCCATAAATCTAGAAATTGTACTAAGTGGTTTCATAACGCCCTTAGCTTTCGAGTTTTCCAGCAATCCATTCAAAGCCTGTGCTGCTCTAGGATTTCCGTTAATGACAAACGAGTGCTTCTTGCCTGCAATCATCACATCAACGATATGCTGAGACTTATCCTTGGCACGCTCGAACTTAAAGCCGATTCTTCCTCGGTTTGTAATATTCAACGCCTCGCCCTTCGTTTTCTTCGCTTGCATATCGCTTTCGAAGTCGCTAACAATCTTAGCTACCTCGTCAGGTGTAGCATTCTCTGGTATCTGAGGCAAAGCTTCCTTCCAAACAGGTTTGTTGTTAGCATCATACCCATCTAGCTCTACCCAAGTGTTCACTTCTGTTACAAGACCTTGACCGCCATTGTTGCGAACGAATCTAGCGAAAGCTTGTTTGATGGCATTCTTTCCACCACGGCTGATAGACAGATTGCCGATAGCACCTATCTGCGCCAAGATGTTAGTCTCACTGAGGCTCTTTCTCCCCTTTGCTTTCATAAGTGCAGGACCGATGAAGCTGCTAGGGTCGCCCTTCTCGGTGACATAGCCATACACCTCTTCGGCTGTAGTCTCATCGAATTTTCTCAGAGGAACATACCAGTCAAACATTGCAGATACGTTGTCGTGGTTGTCCTTTGTAACAAGACCGTTCTTGTAGTCGCTATCAAGAGAATACTGTGTAGCAGTGTTGACCTTATTCCAGAAATCAGCTACAGAACCTCTCTTAACACTTTCCATATTAGCCTCGGAATCCATAACCTCTGCAATGACAGCAGCATCATCGTAAGCGTCTGCCTTATCTATCTCGTAGATACCATGGAATCCAGAGTAATCGTTATCCCCAGGGTTAAACTTTTGGTCTATGTTGTTACGAATCCACTCATCCATCTTGTTGTAGTATTCATCAAGACGGATAACATTCCTTCTTAACTGGTCACCCAAGTCTTTCTTCAAGGTATTCCAATCGTTCTGCAAGTTGGTTGCATCCTGCTTAGTCTCCTCTTTTCTGTTCAACTTATTTATATGGTCTCTTACATAGAACACACGGTTTCGCTCTAGACCATGCTTCTTTATCATATAGAGATTGAAGTTCTTAATCTTATCCTCATCCTTTGCACCTTCAAACGCATCAAGCACGCCTGCCATAGCTTTGCTAAGAGGCTTCATAATGTTTCTTTCAAACATATCAGCCTCATTACTCATCGCTCCTTGCAAGGTGTTCTGTAAGATATAAGGGTTCTCAGAAGATTTAATATCCTCTATCTTCTTGTTATCTGGACGAATAGCTTGCATCAAGTTTTTCAAAGCAAGCATATTGTCCATATAGCTCTCAGTGAACATATAGCCGTGAGCGTTCAAAGCTCGGTGGTATCTATCAATAGCGGTGGCGGCGGAAGGCGTTGTGCGGAAGTGTATCTGCCCGTCGGTTGCCTCTTGGTACTCCTTCTTTGGCATATTCTCTAAGTCTCTGGTCTTTCCATCACCGAAGAACATACCTTCGCTATCAGTTACGGAAGGCTTCTCTCTGTTCAGTCTCTCCCTTACAGCATTTGCCTTCAACTTCCAGTAAACGCTATTAGGGTTCTTCTGTAAGTTCTTGCTCAGCCAAAGGAGATACTTCACATCTTTAGTGTTAGGGGCGATACGATAACCGATCTCATGAAGAAGGTCGGTTACCTTATTCTTGATGGTGTTCCAGAAGCCAACTTCTCCCTTGCCATCCTCAGCAAGTCGAGCGATACCTTCCTCTATAGAATCGTAGATATTGAGAGGATTATACTTTCTCCCCTCATCCACAAGCTTCTTTAGCTCGGCGTTCTCTGGCTTATCCAAGTCATAGTAGATGCTTCTCAGGAAGTCGTTAAACTTGTCACCGAATAAACCACGCATTCCCTTGTGACCGACAACCTCATGCCAAATGGTCTTCTCTGCGGTGTAGCGGTCGTGGATATTAGGCATATAAAGATGCACCTCGCCAGTCTTCTCGTCATACCAGCCTGTCACATTCTCACCCTTATCAAGGCGTTCCTTAACGGCAGTGTTGGTTACTTCTTCGGGAGAATTAACCATATTGACATTACTACCCAGTTTCTTTGACAAGCCATCTACGTGCTTTACTACAATAGGAGCATCATCAGTAATACTTACAGAAGGCTTGTCTGAGCGGAACTTTGCCGAATCGGAATCCTTGATTTCGATATTTTCTCCTTCCTTGTAGTCAACAGGAAGAACCTCTGCGTCTATAACGTGCGGCTTACCATTCTTGTCAATGATTACGTTAGAATAGTTTACATCGAAGAGATTAAACTTACCATTAGAATCCGACTCACCTCCCCATTTATCATGCGCAACCTTCTTGTTGTAACCCATATCGGATAGGTATTTGTCAATATAGGAGTTGGCAGCATCTTCATCACCTTTAAAGTGTTCAATCACGGTTTCGCCATCAATCAAAGGTTGCTTATAGATGACGGCAGGTCTTCCGTCATTATCTCTACCATAACCAACAACTTCAATCGCTGTGTCGGGGAATGCTTCATTAAAGTACTTGTTTCTATCAAGGTAATAGTCCATTGGGCTGTTATAGTAGTTGTCAATAGACATTACCTTGATAACGGACTTTCCATCCTTAGAACGATAAACAGTAGATTCCGCTCCTTCATCGTTCCATACCTTGCCATCAAGAGAATCCTTTGCTATCTCTTTCTCTGTGAAATAGCATCCGTTCTTCTTAGCCCAGTCTTCTATTTGTCCATAAAGTGTGTTAAAACGAAGAACTTTCTCCCTTTGTTTATCGGATGTTTCTCCAGCCAAGCTTCCAAATTGTCCATCGCTTTGCTTATTCGCTGCATTGAGTATTCTTCCAGCAATAGCAGGAATGCTTTCTCGTCTATTGACGGACCTATCACTTTCAGCTTCTTTGCCCTCTCGAACAATTCTTGCTGTTCCTTGTTTAACTCTGTTTGCGAGTTCTGTAACTGTGTCATTATATTCTTTTTTATTGTTTGATTTATCTGACTGCAAAGATAAGAAAAGTTTTTCAGAACTCTCTCCATTTTTAGAATTTTCTTCTGTACGGAAATGAGTGCCTTCTTTTCTTTCCTCACGCACTTTCACGCCCAAGGCAGAAAGTCTATCAAGTACACCTCTTACATTCTCTGGTTGAACGTTAGCGACCATAGAACCGCCCTTGGTATAGAAGTCGTTTCCATCAGCCAATGAGCGAAGCTTCTCGTCAAGGTAGTACTTGCCGCCCTTAGCCTTGCTCTTAGGTACTCTAAGTTCAATGGTTGTTCCTTTCCAGTTTGAAACGCTGATAAGTCGAACATCACCATCAGATGACATAATATCAGTGGTCTTGCCACTCATAAAGTCATCAGCCTTTGAAGAAATGACCTTCTCGGTAGCAGCATCGGTAGGCTTGAATCTGTCTGGCATCAAGATACCAGTCTTCACCTCACCATTATCGGTAGTGTACTTCACAAGCTGACCGCCCAAACCTTGCGCCTTGGTATCAATCAAAGCCTGCATCAAGTTACCAGTGATGATATAACCATCCTTTCTACTCTCATTGGAAATCATTCTATCCCAGTTATCAATACTCTTATTGACAACTCGGTAGTTGTTATCATCCATTGCTTCAGCTTGCTTTGTAAGTCGGTAGATAGTAGAGATAACATCAACCTTCTTGTCGCCAGAGCCAACCAGTCCGTGGATAGGGAACGTTACCTTTCTTCTGCCATCCAAAGTAGCGAAGGAGATAGTAGAGGCGGTAGGGGAATAGTTGTCGGTAATCTTAATGTCTATCAAGCGACCGTAGCTATTTCCGAAAGCACTCATTTCGTTCGGATTGTTCATATCGGTAGGGAGTACGTATGCCTCATTGGTGTTGAAGGTTTCAAGAACTCTATCAAAAGCTTGATACTTTGTCTTGATGTTCTTTAGGGCAGTATCTGCCTTAGCCTTCTCTTCCTTATATACGTTGTCGTATTGGAACTGAGTGTTTTTCTCAATCTGCTCGTCTGTGAGTTGATTCTTGTCTTGGTTTTTCTTGGCTTCCTTGTTGTACTTGTCAGCAGCCTTCTGGGCAATCTTCTTGGCACGCTCATCCAAGCGAACCTTCTCATCATTGAACTTCTTCACAAAGTACTCCTTCAAAACAGTTTTCTTCTCTTCCTTGTACTCGTCCCAAGAACGACCACCAGTAAGACCTTCTTGTGCCTTCTTGACTTCCTCAGCCTTCATAGGCTTCTTCAAGATAGCCATGTTCACCTTCTCTATATAGGTGTTGTCGGCAAAGGCATTGTCACCGTTAGGCTCTGAGCCTTCCTTCCAAACTTCCTTGCCAATGGTCTTTGCCTTCAAAGGTAGCTCGGTAATCTCCAAATCATTCTCACCCATTTCGTTGAGGCGGTTGATTTCGTTTTTGTAGAGTTCTCCAATTTCTTGAAGCATCTTCTCTTGCTCGGCAACCTTTAGGAGTGCCATACGACCAAGGAGTTTGCTTGCATCTGCGCCAGCCTCTTTGTCGCCCACCTTTCCGTCAGATGTACCAATAAGTTTTTGCGTATCTATTGTAGATAAATCCGCACCAAAAGCCTTCTCCCAACCGAATGGGTCTGCCATCTTAGCATACAAATCCAAATGGTCTGCCATATATTCCTTTACAACCTTATCACCATACTTGTTGATAATGTCGTTAACCTCCATATCATTAAACTTGCTCTTCTGGGAAGAAGTAGTGTTGGCATCCAAAGACCTAAGTTTAGACTTAAACATCATAAGAAGACGTTGCTCAGATGGAATCTGAGAAACAATATATTCGTAACGACCACGATTTACCTGCCCAGTACGGTCAATACGTCCACGCATCTGAACCTCTTCGTTAACGTCTGCCTGCTGCTGAACAACAATCATCGTTCTTGGCTTATGCTCCTTTACGTTAAAGTCCTTGGAGTCGTGAAGAGAAATACCTGTAGATGCGCTTCTGTTTAGAATCAAGACATCTAGCTTGTCAGTATTAAAGTCCAAAGCGAGCTTTTTCTTGTCTGTATTAGTTCGCTTAACTTTAGATACAGTGCCATTCGGGGTTCTTGCAAGCTGATATGTTCTGCCAGTCAACTCTCCAACCTTATAACCTGCATCCTCTAGCTCGTCTCTGATAACATCAATAGGAGACAAAGATAGTCCAGTTGAGGCGTTATTAATATTAACCTCAATCTCACGATAACGGGCTGCGGCTTCCGATCCGAGTTCTTCAACATCGAAGTAGCCATACGTCTTGTTGTCCATATCGTCTGATTGCTCGTATCGAAGGACACCATTAAGACCCTTCTTTAATACCACGCCCAAGTCAGGAGCTTCCATTTCTACCCCCTCCGCATATTCGCCGGTTTGACTTTCGTTGGTATTATTAAGGGCAATCACAACTTTCTCGCCATTCTTTAAGTGGTCGACTGCGCTCTTGGCAGCCTCTCTTGCTTTAAGAGACAAAAGTACCTGCTGAACCATATTGTAGGTTCTACTTGCAAATGGAGTGTTCTTGATACCCAAATCAGCAGTTCCCTGCTTGTTCTTTATCGAACCTTGCGTTTTTGATATATCCTCATTGCGTTGGTCGATATACGAATTAACATAGGTTCTTTGAAAGTCGATAATGTCGTTAAACAAGCCGATAATCTTATCGTACTGTTCTCTCTGCTCCTGAATCACAACAGGGTCTTCTATGGCTTTCCAGTCGATAGTCACGCCTGTCATATCACGTTCACGGCGAATAAACTGACCGCTTGCTGCAAGAGACTGAGACATGATTTCTTGCAAGGTTGTACCACCACGTTTGATAGCATCAATCAACTCGGCTGGTTCGACTCCAGCTTGGTTCATTGATGTTCGCAAAGCATAGATAGGCATATTCTCTGGTCGCTTTGCATAAGTAGCAGAAAGGAATGTGATAGCATTAAGCTTTGGGACGATATATTGTAAATACGAAGAACCGCCTCCGTTGCCGCCTGCCTTATGGCTTTCATCCATAATAACATTTGCGTTCTTGGCGATAACTTCCAAAAGGTCTCTCTTTGCTTGACCATTCTTGGAACCCTTTCCGTCTTTTCGGGCAGTCTTTTTCCCGTTCTCGTAGTCCATCGTTCCACCAGTGAAACTGTCATAAGTTGTCACGATGTAGTCATACCCCTCTGGCAGCTTACCATATTTTTTAAGGTACGCCATGACTTTTTTCTGCTCTGTGTCAGATGTGCGCTTATATACGAGATTACCCTCTGAGTCAAGCATGTCGGCTGAATTATCTTTATCCTTTGCAGCCCAGATAAAAGGGCGTAATTCTGCATTACCGATACTCTTTAAGTCTCGGTACATATCGCTAAACAAATCCTTCTTGGCTGTAATGAATACAGGAATCTTACCACTCTTATACGCATAACGTATCATTGCGGCAGCTTGTCTTCCCTTACCGATACCAGTCATATCACCAATGATAAAGGCGTTACCTTGTTTTGCTTGATGGATGGCAAGTGCTACAGAGTCTGCTTGCTCAGAACCCAATGCGTGATACATATCTTCCTTGTCGTTATAACCCAACTCGCTCACAAGAAATTCATCAACATCGCCTATCTTGTCCAAAGCTTTCTTGGTAACTTTTGCTTGGTCGGCAGGGATGACAGAATTAAGGCTAAATGGGTTTGAGCTCTGAGAAACGTACTTAACCTTCTCTGTATTAAGTTCTCGCTTGGGAGTTTTTTTCTTTACTTCCAGTCCATTTCCCTCTCGTGAGGAAGAAGGCTGTCGAACGCTGCTGCTGGAACGTCCATATTCTCCCACATCGACTCTATCTCCTCTTGTTCCTCCTTTGTTGCTGGTCTCATTGGAATTTCCAGAAGCTGAGCCTTCAGATACTCGCCCTCCGTTGTCCAATCCAGAACCTGCTCGGCTAAGTCCTCTATCTGTTTCAGGGTCGGCTCGTCCTTCGCCTTCCAGTTCGGTTTTATCTCCCAAGTGTCTAGATGAAGATCGTCCAGCTTCTCCCAAATATCCAGCATCACGTCCCACGGCTCCCAAATCTGATACGCCGCTTTCAGTTCTAGTGCCATGCTCCTTATTATTTGGCGTTCCGTCACTACCTTGCTTGGTATGTCCGACACCACCGTGGGCGTTGTCAACACTACGTTCTCCGTTGGAAAGCCCCACGGATTCTTCCTGCACTCCTCGCTTACGTAATATGTCATCGTTTATTCGTTTATAAAGTTCATCATAATCTTTCACGGCTTCCGCTCTTGCTTCCTTTTGAATAGGTGGGTAAACCTTACTCTCTGGGTCGTAAGCACGTCTTCCGTCTATTAATATAATACGTGTAGGATAGGTGGTTCCCTGCTTTGCATACAAACTTCCATCCACATTAATCACGTCCTCCACATTATAGTGGCTATAGAGATAACCCAAGAATGCCTTATCCTTTGGATTCAGGCTACCATTCTTGGCGTATTCCGTCTTACCGCCAATGATAATAGCGGCACGACCATCATCTTTCATACTCTCCAAGGCGTTGATAGCCATCTGTCCCTCTAGTGAGGAAATCTTATAGCCGTCATACTCCTTTGGTGTAGCAGTTCCAAATGGTGGGTTGGTTACCACCACGTCCACGTCCTTGTCAGCAAAAGGCTGTGTTCCGTCTTGGCTTGTGATGTTCTTGAAGCCTTGGCGGTGCAAGTTGAGAAGCCTAGCCTCGTCAATATCGTTGACGTGAACCTTATCCATAGGCAAGCCGATGGTGAGCATTCCGTTGCCAGCACTAGGTTCCAAAGCGCTCTCTATCTCCTTGCCATTACCCTTGACGTACATATCTGCGAGATAAGCGTAAGGGGCAGGAGTGGAATACTGCTGCTTCTCCACACGGTCAGAATCACGTTGGTTGAGTGAAGGCTGGTTTTCATACAGTTTTCTTATCTCGGCGAATTTTCTCTCGGGAGACATAGCCTTGCTTGATGCAATATCCCTCGCACGACTAACAACCGCTGTTTCTGCCAACTCTTGCAGGTCAGTATCTTTCACGCCTTCCAAACCGAGCTCGTTAGCAAGCTGTCTTAGCTCACGAATTCCATTAACCTTGCGAGAACCCATAATCATCTTTAGGTTCGACACAAAGCTATTCTCCTTTTGCTTTCTCTCCTCAGCAGTCTTGGAATCACCAACAAGCTTATCTTGGTGCTCAGGAGATTGCTTTCTGTAGTACTCAGCCCAATCGTTGAGGCTCATACGCTTATCACCATCACGCCACTTCTGGTTCATAATCTGAGAGTAGAACAATTCCACATCCTTCTTGTCGAAACCATCGAAGGCTTCCTTGAATCGCTTCTGCAAGTCCTTGATTACCTCCTTGGCATCGTACATGCCCAACTTGATACGAGAGTAAGCACACTTTGCAGCGAGAGAGAACATCTTAGGTGCAGCCTCAATCAAGTTCTGGTCGATAAAACCAGAGTTAGCTTGCCCCATACGCTTCTTGCGAAGCTCCTTCATGAACGCATCAAACTCGTTGTCTGCTGCATCACGCTCGGCTTCAAGCTCCTTTCGTGTCTGCTTCTTAGGCTCTGTCTTAACCTCTGCCTTTGGCTCACTGTACTCGGATGCAGCTTTCTTCAAAGCTTCCATCGTTGTAGTACGAGTGGTATCTTTTCCAGCCGAAGTGGTATCTTTTTTGTCGGTTTGTGGTACGTTTTTACCACGCTTCTCATAGATGTTTCTATAATAAGCCTCAGCAATAGCAGACGTATCTTCTCCATGAAGATAATCCAAAGCCGCATCAATACAATACTGCTTCTGGTCTTCTGGCAAATCATCGAATACCGCCGTGTTCGATACCTCCTCATCAGTCAGAGGATGCTCCTTCTTGTAGTCCTCAGCCGCCTTTTCGATAGGATTGGTAGGCTTCTGCTCCTTCGGCATGAAGGTAGGCTTTTCCTGCCATCCCAATGCCTTAGCGAGTGCAGTAGCAGCCTCATAGCCAATCTTCATTTGTCTCTGCAAATGAGTGATAGGCTTCTCTGGGTTCTCGGAAATAATCTTCTTTGCCATGTCAACTTGCTCAGAAGAGAAAGTTTTTTCTCCACCGTGCTCTGTTGTGATGGTGATAGGCTCAGATTTCTCCTCTGCCTTAACCTCGTTAGGATTTACGCCGTTAGCCCAGTCAGCCAGCACCTTGTCGGCAACATCCTCGGCAGAAGTGAAGTTGATATGAAGCATATCGGCAACACCATTCCAGTACTTCTTCAACGCTTCCTTTACCTTGCCTAAGAAAGACTTAGCCTTAACACTATCCGTTAAGGACTTTCCCTCATTTGCTGCGATATTCTTGGCAGTCTCTTCGAGTTTCTTTGCACCCTCACGACCAGAGTACGTAGCAAGCATTTCGTCATACAAGTTATCATCCTTCAAGTCTGGGTATAGTTTCTGAACCTCGTCCTTCAATCCCTCAACGGAATCAAGGAGAGATTTAACGTTCTTCCATTCCTTAGCATTGACACGCTGCAAAGCAGAAGTCCAAAGGTGAGTATATTCGTGGAGCGGGGTCTCTGGCTTCATCTTCTTTGTATCAAGATGAATCTCTCCGTTTACCACGAAGCCATACACTTCTCCATTCTTGCTACGGAACTCCCTAACGGAGTTGTCAACCTGCAAGCCTGCCTTCAAAGCCTCGGCAATCTGCTCCGACTTTTTAACGCCCTTCTCTGGTGCGCCAATCTTAAAGCCTGCTTCCTCGAAGGCAATTCTCTGCTTAGGAGTGAGCACGTTCTCTGGTATCTCTACCTTTGCATTGCCGACAAACTCCTTGGCACGCTGTGCGACCTCGGCATCATCAAGCACCCTTACAGGCTTGCACCAGCGAGAGAGGATAACCTTTCTTGCTCTGCCAGTCTGCTTAAAGACCTCTCCGCTCACGCTACCGCTCTTCCAGTCCACTTCACCCACGGCATCCTTGGCACGCTCAGCCTTATAGCCACTAGTTAGCTCGCTCTCTGGTACTTCACACTCAACAACCACGATATTAGGACGAATCCACGCACTCTTAAATTGGTCGTTCAGTGGAGAACGTGACATGTGCCAATAAGGATTGTATGCCGCATTGATAGCCGTAGCCTTCTTACCAGTGGCATCCTTGCCGCCCTTATCGAGCTTAAACTTCCATTTGAGTTCGCCAGTCTTAGGGTCAACCTTCTGCTTACCAGTCTTAGGGTCGATGTCTGGGATAGCCAAGTCTGGATTCTCATCAGCACGAATCCAAGTGTCAAGCTCGTTAGCCTCAACCAACTTGCCACCTACAGAAGCAGCCATCGGTGGGTAAAGCTTGCCATCAATAACCTGCATAGCACGATACACCTTGACGGTCTTTCCGCTATTCAGCTCATCAAGTACCTCTTTATCGGTTTCCTTGTGATACTTCACATCGGAATCGGTAGCCTCTGCATCTTCCAATGCTTTTTGGCTTTCCTTTTCGTCTGTGTGAACGGTTACGCCAGTCTGCTTAGTAATCTCGGTAGCAAGCTTCTTGACAGCCTTATCTACTCGTTGCTGGGATTCTGATTCTGCTGGCTTCTCTTCTCCAGTTCTTCCTCCTGCTTCTTCTGGACGTTCTTCATTGCCTGAAGGAACATCGACATCTTTCTGTTCTGAATTTCTTCCTTCTTCTCCATAAAGCTTAATGTTATTTTGTTTAATAGTTTCGCTGGTCTTCAAGAACTCCTTGACCAAAGCCTCCTTATCAAGTGTTTCTGCAAAACCAAGTGTTCCCTCGCCAGTGTTATGATTCTTAACTACATTATTGTACTCGGACATCAAATCACGGAATACGGTAGCCTTTTCTTCCAATGCTTGTGCGAGTGCCTGAGAAATCTCAGAGAATCTATCTCTAGCGTTTCCTTGTACAAAATCAGATGAGCGAAGCAAATCGCCTACCTTCATCTTGTTTGTTCTTGCCTCGTAAAGCAAGCGAATAGCACCATCCAGCTCATTGCTCAGAGCATAATCACCAAGCTTAGAGTTATCCATGATGGCACGAATACCGTTGACAACCTTTGTCTTGACAGCATTATCAATACCCATCATTCGGATGGTTTCTGGCTTAAACATAGCACCCAAGACAAGATTCTTTACGAACTCCTTGCCCTGTGCATTTGGAACTCCAGGCATATCTTGCAATCCTGCGACCTCGTTCTGTCCGATAATACCTTTCTCTTGTAACGTCTTCCAAAGGCTGCTTATTGCATTTGGATTGTTAAAGAATGCTTCGAGCGAACCATTGCCCTCTATCTCAACAACGATAGCACCAACATCTTCTGATGATAACGTCTTGGACTTCGCCACGGCTTGCTCAGTATTGTTCTGTGCCTTCTTCTCGTTACGATTGAACTTAGCGAAGGTCTCAGTAGTGTATGGCATACGCTCATCAGTAACCAGTACCAAGCGTGGATGCTCGATACCGCTCTTCTCAATCTGTTCACGAGTAAAGCCAAAATTCTCTGCATTATCCAAAAGCTCACTGATATACTCGCCATCGGTTCCCTCCTTGGCAGCTTTCTGACCTGCCATAGTACGACCATTGCCATCGTAAACAATACCTTCATCGCTGACAACAGGAACTTGTTCTATTGCCTGACCGTTGTACTTCAAGGCTATCTGGTCGGTGCTCTGCTGAGCCGCCTTGTCGTTCTCGTAGTCTCTATCATTGGTAGTACGACCCTCTGCATCAACAGGGAATCCATCTGACTTCTTATAGCCATTGGTTGCATCGTGGGAAGGAGTAAGACTTTCAGCAGGAACAATCTCATAATGTCCCTTAATCTTCTCGTTGTTTGGAAGAGTGCGAGAACGCTTGTTGCCAACAAGTCTTGGTGCTCCTTGGAACTTCTGAGACGCAACGCTGCCAGCTTGGTTCGCCCCCTCGGTAGGCTTCTCTTCCTTGCTTACAGTCTCTGCTACCTTCTTTACAGTCATAGCCTTCTTAATAGATTGAGCGTGCTCTAACTGCTTCTGTGCCTCAGAAACGGTCTTGCGCTTTAGTTCCTCTTGCTCCAAGATGTCGTTGAGTTCACCCTCGTAGTTCACCTTCATCTTCTCGGCATCTTTAACAGCTTTCTCGGCTTTCTTAATCTGACCGCCCACAACCTTCTCTGCACTCTCACCGAATTGCTTGGTAAGAATCTCTGCTGCCTGTTCTGGCTTCATATTACCATAATCAGGCGTTAACCTTCCTTTGGAATCCTTAACCATTGGCACAGGTGAACCATCCTCAAATGTTAAAGATGTATTATTCTCATTGCCATTTGAAGAATTGTTTGTATCTTTGCCAATGAAAGGAGAACCATCGGGAGCGACAGCCCTGCTTCCTTCATTGGTGTTAGGGGTTACTAGGGTAACATCAGATGGATTTCTCTTTTTATTTCCTTTTCCTCTTTCGCTATCAAAAGCAGTAACCACCCAGTTTTTGTTACTATCTATAACATTTCCGTCTTTGTCACGGACATTCTTACTGATAATAACCATATAGCCGTCTTTTTCTAAGACAACTTTATCCCACTTACTCTTCTTCTCGTTGACCTCACCGTTATTGATTACATCGTCAATAACTTGCGCAGCCTCTTCAAGAGAATCAAAGTCGTTGTTCTTCTCAATATGCTTATCTATGATATGGTCTAGACCTTGGTTTTTTGTTCTGTCACCCCAGACCAAATCTATATCACCTACGTCTTTTCGATGATATACACCTTGCAAGTCTCCCTCTTTATGAGTGAAAAGGTAGTTGAAGGCTTCCTTTGCCTTTCCCCTGAAAGCATCATACACATTTCCAAAAAGGCTTTTGCCGATAGGCTTTGGCTGTTCCGCCTGAGTATCATTTGCAATCGTTTCTTGTTGTTGAGATACTTCCTCTTTCTTTGGCTGAGGCTTAGCCGCATTCTTCATCGCTTGCTCTTGCGCTGCTTGATTGTAAGGAGCTGAGTTAATCATTTGTAATCTCTGTCTCTCTTCGTTCTTGAAGTCCTCAACGTTCTGTATCTGGTCGAGAGTGGTATCTTCCACCTTGACATATACAGGCTCTCTTGTTTGTACGTCAAGACAAACAAGCATATCACCGACATCTTCCTTTGATCTGCCAGTGGTAGGGTCGTAAGCGACATCGCCAGAGCCGACAATCAGTGTTCGACCGTTGTTGTCCTTCACGTAGAGCATCTGAGAGCCGTCCGCCTGCTGACCGTCCATTGTTCCATGGAATCCCCAATCACCAGCCATCGACTCCACACGCTGCTCGATAGCCTCTTGTGTAGCTTCCTGCATACCCTGCACCCTAGCGTTGGCGTTGAGGTATCTAGCGAAAGGCTCTAACTGCTCCTCGGTCAATCCGTTCTGTTGAATCATCGCATCGTAAATCTGAGGATTTGTAAGCCCCTGCTTCTTCATTGACTCGTAGGTCTCCTTGAAGACATCGTTGGAATCCATCAATTCTTGAAGCGCATCCTCGGCAGCAGAAAGATTTCTAAGTTCTGTGGTAACGGGAGCTGGGTTCGGTGTATCTGAACCCAACCCTTCTTCCTCAGCGATAGAGCGACCTTGCATCTGAGACTGCTCAGGGTGAGCCTCTCCATCTGGGAAGCAGTAAGCATCCAGTTCTGTCTTGAATTGTCTGAGCTTCTGAACCTCCTCATCCGTTCTTCGCATCGGGTCTTTCTTCAAGATTTCGACAGCATCCTTTGCGGAATCCGAAGCGAAGACTCCAGTCAAGCTTCTGTTCTCGTCCCAAAGATAGCGGAGTTCACTATTCTCATCCTGCATATTCGAGATAATCTTAGCATTCTCTGAGTCGGTTGGCTCTTTCGATAAATCGTAGCCGTGAGCTTGTAAGAAAGCGACTGCATCGTCTGTAATCTTTCCATCTTTGTCAAGATACTGACTATCCTTCATCTTGGCATATCCGACCAAAGAAAGCAAGTCCTCGTTATCTCGGTATGCCTTCTGGCGGAAGAGAAGGTTTCTTCTCTCCTCGGCATTCTTATAAGATGTACGTGTGAGCAAAGTACCATCCTGCGCATACTCCAAGACTTCCTTGTTCTGCACATCGTTCACGCTACGATAGCTTCTCTTATGGGTGGTATTGAATAGACCCATAGCAGCATTAACTTTCTCCTTTGTACTCTGCGACACATTAGGATCAGCCATAAACTCTTGATAGGCAAGCTTGGTGATATTCTTATCAATATTATCCTTGCTATTCAAGTTGCTCTTATCCACCTTCCCAAAAGCATCCATCAGACTCTTACCAGAAGTGGAGTTCATAAGCTCGTTCTTCTCGGAATCGGTAAGACGAATATCTACCTGTCTCCAGTTGCCATCAGAATCCTTTCCGAAGCGAAAGGTGTTATTGGTATTATGGGTAAGACCATACAAGGCTTGCCCAATCTTGCCATAGTTGCTAGGCTCGCCTGCCTTGAAAGCACCGACCATCACAACATCTTCGAGCCACTGACCAACAGAGATTTCTTTATCTCCAGTCACATTGTCGGCAACCATCATTGTTCCAGCCTCAACACCAAGCCCCAAGGCGGTAGCACCAGCCTTCTGAGCACCATGAAGCCATCGCTGACCCTTAGTTGTCTCTGTACCATTGATACCGAACTTCTGAATCCAAGGAGCCATCACGGCACCAGTAGCACCAAACATGGAACCAGTGACCGCACCGTGCTTAGCACCTTCCAATCCAGCTTGCGCAATAGCAGCCAGAGAGGTATCATCACCAGTTGAAGCCTGACCAAGCGCTGCGGTGATACCAGAATATCCACCAAGGTTAAGCGCACCTCTAGCCGAACCCTCTAACAAGCCCGAACCAATCTTCTGTGCCATCGTCATATTGGCAACCTTAAATCCAAGCTGCTGGGCAGTAAGCTTTGCGCCACCCTTGATAAGTCCGACTCTAGCAAGCCCAGTGGTAAGAATCCTCTTTCCAAGGTCAACACCAAGGTTTGCGCCACCACCGATAACGCTAAGAGGGGCTGAGTCCATTGCCATATTGGTTGCAGTAGATAAGAATCTAGCACCTGCGCCAGCACGGTAGGTATTATCTTTGTGTCCCTTGACTTGCGGCATTTCTTGAAGCCCCTCTGAAATAGCCAATCCCTCCTGCATTCTTTGGCGAGTGCTTCTTGACATCACGGAAGGCGCAACGAGTGTTCCCAAGATGGAGTTGCTGAGGTTCTTTGCAATATACCCCATAGTGCCGCCAGGCATAATCTCCTCTAGGTTCTTTGTTCCAAGAACTTGCTGGGCACGGTTCATAATCTGAGGAGTGACGAATTTGTCCACATACTCCTCAATACCCATATTCATCTTGTCGGCACTCTGAACAATCTGGGATTGAAGCTTCTTATCAGAATAAATCTCCTGAAGTTTTAGAGAAAGATTCTTCGTAATCGTCTCTTGGCGAAGCTTTTGCTCCAAGTCCTGCGCCCCCTTGAAGGCTTGGTCTCGCTCGTACTGAGAGGCGAATGTTCCCATTTCATCAAGGTTCTTCGCATACTGCTCCTTGGCTGCGGCAGAAGCCTCTTTCATCGAAGCATCAACAACAGAATCAATCTGCGAGGAAACGCCACTATTGTCATTTACGTTACCGCCAGCCATCGCCATTGCATCATCCTTATGCTGCTGGATAGCTCTAGCACGCTGAGCCTCTGGACTTGAAAGCTCAACCATAGTCTCGTCCATATCCAAACCTAGATTTGCATAAGGCTGAGGATTCGCATTTCTCATTGGGTTTTGCGTATCAGCCCTACTTCTCATAATAGGCGATGAGGCAGCTTGCTTCATTTTTTGCTTAAATGACCGTCTCGTTGCGTTCTGCATACGAGTACGAGCCGCCTCTGCCTGAGAACGCTCCATCGGTGTCATCTGACTAGTAGGTTTAGTGAGCAAGTTCCACTGCTTCATATAATCAGGTGTGCCTTGCGCCTGCTTAGCCTTAGCCTTAGCCTTTTGCGCTGCTTCCTGCGCAACTCGTCTCTGCATCTCCATCACCGTCATAGGCTTTCTTGGAGCGGCTGTAGGCTTAGCTTGTAGCCTAGCCATAAACTCGTTGTACGAGCTTCCTACATCTGCGCCGTTCTGAGAGAACAAATCGTACACCTTCTTTCTATTGGCATAGTTGTCGTTCCCCACAAACTTCTTCTCGAAGGTAGCATAGTCCTGTGTGTAGCCGTTTTGCTGCATCACATCGTGCATCCTCTTAAGTTTTTCTCTATCTATGGTCATATATTATAATTTAAAGTTCTTGAATGAATTTCTTCCACTGCCCTTCGCTGGAGCCTTCTTCGCTGGAGACGGCTTTGGCTTCTGTCTAGCAGCCCTAGCCGCATTCTGCGCTTGTGCCGCCTGAGCGGTGACAGAATTACCCTTTGTTCGGGTCGTGGTAGTAGTTTCCTTGCCAGTCTTGTAGTCCGTGGTCTTTGTAGAAGTAGAGGTAGATGTACCCACGTTAGGAAGTTTGCCGTACTCTCTGTAATACTCTTGCTCCCACATCGTCTTGTTAGGCTGATAGTGCATCTTGCCATTCTTATCCTCGAACCAATACTTAGCACTAGAGCCGCTTCCACTCTTGCCAGACTTGCCACTTCCCTTATGCGTAGCATTATACTGAGAAATACCAATCCTCTGAGCACCTTGACCCTCGGAAACAAGGTTATGTCGCTTTTTCTCCTCGAAGTCCCTAGCATCTTTGCCTCGTCTGTACTCGAAGTCTCTATCATTCTTTCCCTTCTGGTACTCGAACTTGTCTCGATTAAGACCAGCAGCATCATTCTTCATGCCCATAAGGAATAGCTTATACTGTCTGTCAGCCTCAGCAGCCTTCTCTTTGAGACCCATTTCTGCCGCTTGTCTAGCATTCTCTGCATCCAAAGCAGCCTTTCGTTGTCTCTCTGCCTTTCTCTGCTGATACCTTCCTTCCTCTTGGGAAATAGGGTCGTTAAACTGCTGAGAAGGAGCACCCTTGCCAGTGTTAACGATATTTCCGATATGCCTCATCGCATCACCCAAGGCAAGAAGCCTCTCACGGTTGGTTGTCATACGTCTATCGTAGTCCTCTTCAGTCTCACCCTCACGTATTCCTGGGCGAAGCTTTGGAGCCAAGCCTCTTAACCAAGAGAAGAAGCCACCATCACGCTTTGAGTCATCCTTCTTAAACTCAGGCTGAGGCTGATTGGAATCGTGCTTATATCCACTCAGAGCCTCGGAAAGTGCATCGTGCCTAGCACTGCCATCTGCATTCCAACCAGTAGGTTGCTGAGGCATATTCTCAAAGTTTGACTGAGGCTGAGGTGTAGTATCTGCTGCATCTTTCATATAAGGAGCCTGTACTGGTCCCAAAGTAGGGTTCGCAAATCCATTGCCCTGTGGAATAAACTCCTGCTGCTTAGGCATATTGGTAAAATCAGTAACAGGAGCTGCACCAGTCTGAATAGCATCAAACTTACCAATCGCCTGATTACCGCCACCAAAGAAATTCTGCTGGGGCACAGATGGAGCTACTACTGGCTGCTGAATAGGCATTTGACCACCATTCCTCAAAGCGAAATTTTTAGCCGCCATTTGTTGAACCATAGGAGATGGCTCTGTTATTGCCACCTTCTTCTGGTCCGGTGGATCAGGAAGTCCAATCTTCCTGTTCCTTGTCGAATTATTATTCTGTACTGCCATAGCTTACTTTTTCATATTTTTGATTTCCTCATCGGTAAATATATGAAACAAACCACGAAGACATATAATAGGAATTTCTTCACCATACATATTTGTGTAAGTTAAGCCATCCTTTTCGCTATAGTGTAACTCCGTGCCGTTCTTCGTGCAACGCTCGATGATTTCAGCTTCTTCTTTTGAGAGAGTTATACCATTATCGCATTGCACAATAGTAGCAGATTGGTCGCCACCTTCCTTTGCAATGTCAGCCCCAACCATCTGTTCTATAATGCCGTTTCCATCCTTGTTTCCTACGAGTCCGAGATTACACGCCTTTGCGTTGAAGGATTCATAAGCTTTCTCTTTCAAATCATCGAGAGTACTTTTCGCATATTTTGCTGCATAAGACTCAAAGACATCATTAATGGATTCTCTTGCAGCTCTAAAACACTTTGCAGTCATATCAACCATTAATGCTGTATTCTGCTTCTTAGCCACATCTAACTCCTTCTTCAACTCCTCATTTTCCTTCACGTACTTCTGGCTTACTTCAACCAGATTCTTCTCACGAATCTTTGAAAGACGAAGTTCCTCTGCAACGTCAGACAAAACAGCGTTCTTATCTTTCAACTGCTTCTTCAACTTCTTCTCTAACTTGCACAAATCTAAAGAAGAATCGGAAAGCTCTTTGGCATATTTCTTTGCCAATTTTGTCTTTTCAGCCAGCTTCTCCTTTAATTCATTGATTAAGTCCTCATTCTTAAAACACGTATCAAGGTTTCTGGAATTGGCTTCCCTTGTGTCATGCAACAATGATTCAGTCTTTCTAAGACCTTCCTTCAAATCAACGTTCTCTGCAACCAACTCGCAACAACCCTTGGTCTTGCGCTTAATCTCCTCGTTCTTGTCATGGATGATGCCGTTCAGTCGGGCAATCTCCTTGCCGAGACGCTTGATCTGTTTTCTGTAAACGTTCTCGTTATGCTCTTTGCAAGCATTCAAAATCGTAATCTGATACTCCAGATTTGATTTCTCCTTGGTAAGCTCTGCAATCTTCTTCGCCTGCTCATCCAACAAGGCATCGTTGAACTGGGAGGCTGATTCTTTAAGGGCAGGGTTGCCTTCCTTTGGCTGTTCTTCACCAGGACCAGGAGTCTTGGTGTTCTCTGCAAGCTCCAATCTCAAACGAGCCTTGCGTGCCTCAATGACTCCGAATGACATCTTGATTTCATAGCCGACAGAACAAACAGTCTGCATTGCTTCACAAATCTCATGAGACTCGTATTCTGTAAAGAACTTACTAACAACTCCAGGCTTACCAGGTCCTTCAAGCTTAAAACCTTCTTTCTCCAATATCTTCTTTGCTTCTTCTACTGTCATAATCTATTTTGTTTTAATGTTTAACAAACTGGTTTATAATATCGTCGTATGGTGCAGGAATAATGTCGTTATCTGTCTCTTTGTAATAGTAGAATTTAGGACCCCACTCCTCTGCTTTCTTCTTGTTTTCTACTACTGTCACATTTCGGATTTTTCCATCCTTGCATAGCACATGAGCATGATACTCACGTCTGGTATTTACTCTATGGTCATACTGTTCTTCTATCTCTTTTGCGACCTTTACTAAATCATCTAATGTTATGATATCGTTATAGCAATACTTGGATTGCTTTTCAATCTGAGACAAGAGACCTTTTCCTATATTTACTTTCATACTACTTACGTTTAATTTCATTAACACTTCCCGAAAAATTAGGGGTGGGGAAAATCGGAAATCGGATTCTGGGGAAGATGGGGGGTAGGGGGTAGAGGATTTTTATTTATGTATTTATCTACTATAATTACCAACGGTGGTCAAGCCACCCCACCCCCTTGGACTGCCTTTGCCTTCGTCCATCACACGCCAACGTGCGGCACGTTCGGCTTGCGCTTCATAAGGTCTCCCACCGCATCATCGAACATAGTCTTACCCTTAGCCACAGGATTCAGCAAGCCGCTATCGTCAGCCCTAAAGGATGCTCCATCGCTTACCGATGTTACATTTTTGTTGCCTAGCAAATCGCCACTATTGCCTAAAGCGTTGATTTTCCGATTGTTGGCTGCACCCTCTAATGACCCCGCAGCGGTCATAATCGCATTTGACGCATTTTGGGCGGCATTGGTGGCATTGGCTGCTTGTTGATTGGCTGCATCCTCACGCTCACGGCTGAGTTGGCTCACGTTGGCTTGATGTGCATCCTCAACGTGTTGTTTGCGTGCGGTGTCCTGTGCAGCGATATTGGCTATCGTGTCGCCCATTGTACGATTGGCAGCCTCCTTTGCTTGGGCAGTAGCCGCAGCAGTGCCACCGCCAACAGCCGCAGCACCATCAGCCTTGCGCACATACTCATCTTGTATCTCCTGTGCACGTCTAAGCATATTTTGCCCTGCTTTAGTGTCCATATAGTCGGTATTGTAGGCTTTATCGTACCAAGCCTTTTCGGCATTGGTTCTATAGGTGCGTTCTTTGGCGGCAGCCCTCGCAGCCTTTTTTGCCTTGTTGCCGCCAAAAATGGAGGATGCAACAGAACCTGCTATACCTAGGGCGGTAGCTATCCAACACTTTCTGTCGTCTGTAATGCCCTGTAGATGTCGTAAATTGTAGAATTGATGTACCATATTTGCAAATATCATTGATTTGGCGGCAAATATAGAATATATTTGAGCACCTTTTGTCGTATTTTCCATCGAGGTTGGGAACCGCCCCAAATCCACCAATTTGTTAGTCGGGGCGCAAATCATCAAAAACCCTTACAAAGCACCGCCTATTTAAGCCCTATTATGTAAATAAATTCCACTTTTGTAAAGAAAATACAACTACTTAATAATAAGTACATTAGTGTAGTTTGTCCAATAGGCAATTATTGAACTATATATAAAGATATTTCTTAATAATGCGTTTTTCCATATTTTACCCAAAAATCGGTTATCGCATAATAATGTACGCACACGTGCGCAAGATTATTTAACATTAGACCTCTTGATTACCTATGCCGATTAATCAATATTTTGCCCATTTTTGCCCTTTATCCTCGCTACATCTCTCATAACTCTCGCATTTTCGCCAAATTCGCCCAATTACCAAGGATTTACGCTAAATTCGCAAGTTTTGAGCCACTTTAAGCCCATTTAAAGCCCATCTAGAGCCATTTTAAGCCGATTTTGGGCTACTTATTGGTTTTTGCTTGATATTGCCTTAATCTAGGATTTAGCCCTTTTTGGGGGTTAATTGTGTCTGTTTGTGTCTCTCCTTATATGTAGTGCCAGGTAGTGAGGAAGAAATCCCTTGGGGGATAAGGGGGCAACGCCCCCACGGCGGCACGCCGCCGCCCCACGTCCTGAGGGCTGCGCCCTAGTCTCGCCTGTAGCTCAACACCTCATCCGCCACCTTTGCGAACTCCTCGATAGTGTCAGCAGTAAAATGTATGCCCTTATAACGGATGTATGCAGCAAAGTCGTTGTTGTTCTCTATCCTCAAAGGCTCCTCGCCTAGCAGCGTGGAGAGTTTGACATTCAACTCCTTTGCCATCCTAGCCACCATATCAAGAGAGGGAGTTGTTTTGTTTGTGATGATGTAGCTAATCGTTACAGGAGTTACACCCAACCTTTCGGCAAACTCTTTAGACGTTATACCTCTATCTTTTAGCAACTCTTTGAGTGCTAACTTAATGCCACTTGTATTTTGTTTGTATGCCATAAAAATCTACCTTAATTAATTTGTTGCAAAGGTACGAATAATAAACCAATATTTTACTTAACGAATGTAAATTTAAGGCAATATTTTACGAATAAAGGTTAAATTTAAGGTAGATCTTGAATTTTCTTGCCTAAAAATTTGGTGAAAATAAAAAATCGCCTTATCTTTGCACTCGAAATCAAGTTAGTATTGATTTCCGCAAAGCTATCTGAACCTAAAGGATGAGCAAGGGAGTAGCGAGCTATAGGCACGCCCCGAAAATTGCCTTAATGCAGCGTGCGTGTACCTATTATACACGTACAAGGTCACAAGCCCTTAAATGCAGAGTGAGACAATAAGCAAATAACACTATGGCAGTAAAAAGAAATTACAAAGAAGTTTACGAACTCCTCGAAAACCTCGTTATGGTTGGCGGAGCGAAAGAAGTACTCAACGAAATCTATAACGTGATGGATAAAGCAAAGTTGGCTGATGTACTTGAAGATGTTGCAGATAATTGGGACATCGAAGTAAATGAAGATGGCTCTGTTGAGTGGTAAACAAATTCGGAGATAAGGGGCAAGCCCCACGGGGCTGCGCCCCTCCCCACGTAAACCCTTTAAAACTTACAGATATGGTTACTTATTCTATTCAAAAAGAAGTATTCGTAAATTACTTCTTGCAGTCGGTCAATGTTGAGCACAGAGATACCAATTTGACTGACGCATTACAGGTGCTCGACAACATTTCAGAAATGGCACATACACTTCCCGAACTCTACAAGGCTAAGGACAAGAAAGTGGATGATCACGGAACAAAGGTTACATTTTACTTTGAATCTCCTTTGATTATTCGCTATAAAATCATTAAACATATATTGTAATATGAACGGACTACAATTCACTTATGATGAACTTGTTATGCTAGATGTTGCCATTCGTCAGCGGATGGCAAGCAAACAGGTTAAGGGACTAGAACATTATCAAGCTATGTGCAAAAGCGCACTTGATAAGGTAAGAGAGGAAACAAGAAGACAAGAACTAAATATGTAAGACATCGGTGAGCGTTAAAGGCGCTTTAGGTGGTTCAAGCCCACCCACCGAACCAAACTATTAAAGCAAACAATTATGAAGAAGTTATTTTTCGTTTGCCTGTTGGCACTCTCAATGAGCGCACAGGCACAAGTATTCCACGCTCCTAAAAGTCAGCGTGCAGCGTTTACCGACACCACGACCACGTTTAAGTACGTGACGAGTGACAACAAGGAGTACAAAGTGTTCCGTTCAAAGTCGGGTGCTATGTATATTTGGAAGTTATCCAAGAAGTCGGGCAAGCTATACAAGATGTACTTGCCTAAGGAGATACAAATCAAAATGGGACGTAAATATTAATTGCTTATGAAGACAATAGAGTTAACAGACAAGGAGCTAAGAGCACTCCGCAATATGTTAGAGTTGATGAGACGTGACACTAAACGCATCGACCCTAAGACCAACAACAGCTATGAGTATGAATTTAATTATAAGTTCTACTCTACAGGAAAGCAACAATTAGATGCTATCACCGAAAAGGTTTGGCAAGCACAATTCGATTAAGATATGAGCGCAACAATTTTCGCACTAACGGCAGCCCTCTTCTATGTGTTGGGGGTTGCCACAGGTCGCAATGAGGACAATTTTAAGGAGTAAGCTATGACACTGAACCAAATCGCACCTACAGAGGAGGAAATGATAAAATCGGGGTACTCGCTTGAGGAATCCCGATTTATCATTAATCAGATATTAACAGAGTATTGGACTAGTAGAGATTAAATGATATGGAAGAAAATTTTAACTATATGGCTAACGAGGATATTATACACGAAATCGTTGGCACGAAAGATATAGACGTGATGGATAGCGAGTGCGTCGATAACTCGCTCTCACGTCTTGCACGTATGGACGTTGAGGAACTTACCAAGATTAAGGGAATGACCAAGAGAAGAGCGAAACAATTAATGCTTTCTTTTGAACTTGGCAAACGCCTATTCGAAGAAAGACACCATTACAACGATTTGGGAACATCTATTGCCCTGTATAATCACTTGCGTGCAAAGATGGACTTCAGAAGTACTGAATGCGGCTATCTTGTGATAATGAATCAAAATTTTAAGGAGATAGCGACCATAAAGATAAGCGAGGGCGGAGTTACAGACACGGCTATTGACGTAAGGGAAATAATGAAACAGACAATACTTAGAGGTGGTACCATTATAGCCCTAGCGCATAACCACCCTAGCGGAAGTCCATCACCTAGCAAGAACGACAGACTTCTAACAACTCAAATTGCAAAGGCTTGCGAGATAATGAGGATATTCTTTCAAGACCACATTATTATTGCAGAAAACGCTTACTATAGCTTTCACGATAAAGGCTATCTGTAAAAGATATAGGGTTTTAGGTTAAAAGCCTACAGGTTTGGGCAGAGCAAACGAACCCACAAAATTATTAACAACTTAAATGATAAGTCAATGAACAAGACAAAGAAATTTTTGCTAGGCGCAGCGATAGCCGCCCTAGTATTTTGCGGCAGTTGCAGTACAGGCTACCTGTACGAGAACGTGAAGATAGAGCAACAAGAAAGAGCATATCTTCTGGACTTCATTCATTATTGTCAAAAGAATGAGGGACTTCGACAGATAGACCCAAGCAAGGACTACTCAAAGTCAAGCACCCACGACTTGAAGAACTTGGCTAAGTTTTACCTCAACCAAGATAACTTTGCGGATGTGACCGATTATTGGAGTATGCCAACTATTGAGAGTATCACCAACAATTCTTACGCACGCACGTGCGCACGTATAAACAACTAGGAGATATGGATAGAACGATAACACTAACAAGCGAAGAGGTGGCAGTAATCACCCTAGCTATACAAGACAAGATTAACAATACCCGAATCTCATCAGAGGTTTCGGGTATTACTCTTTCTGAACATACAGAGAGAAGACTTCACTTTATGGTTGAACTCACTAAAAAATTGAACGAATGGAAGTAAGAAAGAAAACTCCTCAGGAGATAAACGAGCAACTTATGCGCATTATGGACTACTATCTTTGTCCTAGCAATAGGGCAGACAAGGAGACTAGAGAGCGCATCTATAACAAGGTTTTGAAAATAGACAAGACGGCAGTCAGATACGTGGATAATATCTACAAGGTAGCCGGCATTGACCCAATACACGCTATGCCGTCAGAGATAAACAGAGTTTGGCTATATTTTAAAGCCACAAAAGAACAATATACTAACAATAAATAATAGGAGATTAAATTATGGCAACAAAGAATTTGTGCAACGGAGAAATCGGTTTTGAGGTTAAGGACATCAAAGATATTTTGGCAGCTAAGTCTCTAGGCATGGGAATCTGTGATGAGAACTCTTACTACTTCGATGAGTACATCATCGAAGAAGATGAGGACGGCGAAGAGGTAGAGCGAGAGCCAACAGAGGATGAGAAGATGAACAGAATCATCGAGGGAATGAAAGACGGAGCGAAGATTTACGCTACTTGCAGCATTCCTGGAGGTTACACACTCGTAGCGGAAACCAACACCATCTTGCAGAGTGAGTTCTGTGTTAGACAAGATGTATATATCCTACACGACAACAGAATCATCAAGGCAAAAGTAATGAAAGTGCAGATGGTGAGAAGTTGGAGCGGAGCGAACGGACAGAGCATCAAGACCGAATCGAAATACGAGGTACAATATGGAGAGTTTGGCAGAGTGTATAGTGTTATTGTTGGCAACGATAACATTTTTGAATCTGTTGAGAAATTGACAGAGCACCTTACTAGCAACATTAGAGGATAAGGAGGAAAGCGTATGAACCCAGATGTTTTCAAGAAAATTTTTGAAAATTCAGAGAGCAAGAATATAGATGTTTGGTGCGATGGAAAACTTGCAATACAATTCCATTGCACTCCAACGAAAGTTACAGACGAGTGCAACGGAACTCTTTCTGTCGAGAATAAGGCAAACGGAAACGTTGCCTATATTGACACTTATCACATAAGTACAATTTGGGTAGGAAGAGGAAAGGAAGAGAAGAAAGAAGATGATATTCCTTATTTCCGCAACACTATAATTTAATGTTTTTTATAAGCACCTGAGCAACAAAAAGTTGCTCAGGGTTTTGTCATGTCAGAAATTTCACTTATCTTAGTGTTGCAAAATAAAAACAAACAAAATTCTGAATGACATG